ATTAGTATATATGATTGATTTTTACAAGTAAAATTTATTCAGCTGCCTCATCGTCCATATGCATATCGTTTGTTATAAACATCGCATCCCCCATGTAGAGGGCGTGCCTCCATTTCACTACTTATGTACCGCTACTTTGTAGCTCCTTCTTCCTATTATAATAGCCGACTTTGCACCAGTTGGCAAGTAGTAGTTTACTTTTCTTCCGCAGATGCAAATAACTTGCTTGTTCCGTCCAGAACTTGCTTCTCCTCATCCATCTCAAAGAACCACCCAAACAATCCGAGGACTTCATACCCTTTCAACAGTTTATCCGCCTTTTCTTTGGCGTAGCGTCCGCTATAATCATAGGTTTCTCCTACAGTATTCATCGACCCATGCAGAAACACAAGCATTTGATGTGTGATGCTCAATCCTTTGAACGTCTCATTTGCCTGCTTTCTCTCTTCTTCGCTGTACTTCCACTCATCGCCCTCCAAGAAAAAGCCTCTCGCAATCGAACCGTACAGACCATAACCAATCAGCACCAGGGCATCCCAGATTTTTTCTCTCACTGCATTTTCGTCCTTAAGAGCCGGGATTTTTCCAGAGATAATTCCGGCAATAAATTCCTTCCTTCTGGCGGCACTTCCCTTCAAAATCTCTTTTATTTCCTTCGACTTTCTTTCCTGCTCTTTCTTCGCCAGTTCTTCTTTGGTCGGCTTCTTCTTTTCCTTCGGAGCTTTCGTAACGATTCTCAAATCTCGCCACGTCTCATACCAGTACATCTGCTCTTTCTGCTCCGGCAGATTGATTTCATCCGGAACATCGTCTGCTAAGTTGAACTCAATCACTGTTTTCCATTTCCCATTGTACATCTGCTGTGAATACCGCTCGGGCGCTTTCTCTACTCCCATCTTTTTCAGCTTCTCTTTGAGCTTCTTTGCGTTCTCTTTCTTCTTAGCATTCGTAATCTCGTTCTGAACCCGGCTCACAATATCTCTGGAACTGCTGGCCTTATCCAGAATCTCATTTCGCATCTCTACGTCCTTGATTTTCTCCAGTTCGTACAGGTCTTTCAATGCGAGCTGAAAAGCATCGTCCTGTTGCTTCTCTTTCAATTTCTCCTGGTCCAGCTTCGCAATATTCAGCCTATGCCGGACGGTTGATTTACTGAATCCGGTCTTTTCTGCAATCTGGTCTTCCGTATCTCCCAAATCGAGCATCATCTGGAATCCCTGGGCCTGCTCCTGGATGGTAAGGTCTTCACGCTGAATATTCTCCAACAGCATGATGCCTACCTGCTCTTTCCGGGAAATCTTGCTTTTAATCTGGCATGGAACTTCTACCAGGCCTGCTAATTTTGCCGCTTCCAATCTTCTATGTCCTATCAGTACATGGAAATCACTGATTGCCGAAACCTTATCAGCATCCGGCTGATCTTCCGGGTCTGCTGTCAATGCACTCACCGGAATAACCGTCAAATTCTGCATGACTCCATGCTTCTTCATTGATTCTGCCAACTCTGTCACATCTCCGAGGTCTTTTCTCGGATTATCCGGATGCGGATATATATTCTCCACTCTGATTTTTACAACTTCACTGCTCTCCATTACTTTTCCTCCTTTTTCTTTTCAAATTTCAGACCCAGCTTTTTCCCGTCTTTCAGAATCCTCTGCATCTCTGCCTCATACTCTCCAGCACTCCGCACCGGTGCAAACGTCATTCTAGTGCCGCTCTTTGTTGGTTTTCCCATTTTCTGCAGTACCGCACCTTTTGTCTGGAGTTCATCCAGTCTGATGCTGATGACTGCAATCTGATAGAATCTCTCTTTCTCATCGAACAGCTTTTTTGTCATCCCCGGAAACATCGTCTGATATTTCATGATTGTGATCTTGTGTTCCATCATCGCCCTCCTTCATATTACTCCGCCGGGAACTCATACACGATGTTCTTCTTGTACATTGCCGGTCTTGTTGCCTGGGCCGCAGTGTCGAAGAACTCAACCGTATAACATTCATTTTCATATGCTCCGCAGAAATCTTTCAGCACCTGCAAGCACCGTTCCTTTGTCTGATACTCTGCAATCTCTTCCAGACAACCATCAGATATGCAAATTGTGTGTCTGACGGTTTCCTTCTTTCCCTTGTGGTTTACCTGTTCTGAATATTCCAGGGCGTTAAAGGCTCTTCCGAACCACAACACCTTCTCTTTATTCTGGCTTACAATCAGCATCTTTCCCTTCCTCCCGCTCCCGGAACTCATTTACAACTTCCTGCACTACTGCATATTCCAGATCGCCGTTATTCTCCAGCATTCTATCCTCTAACTTCTCAGAAATAGAAACAAACACCTGCTCCGGAAATTCATCTGTATCCTCTCCTGCCGCAGCACACACATCTTTTCCCCATTGCACTTTTTCAGACTTTTTTCTTTCCTCGTATTCATATTCTACATACGCATCCGCAAGGTCCAGAACCACATTCAGTTTATTGTTATCCGGCTCATCCTGGAACATATCTTCCAACTCTCTCATAAACTCTTCTCTATCCATTTTCTCACGCCCTTTCATTCCATTTTTCTCTTGCCTCTTTCTGTGCAAGCTCCTTCTGCCCGTTCCAGTCCTTCACTGATACATGAGGTCCGAGACTTCCACACTTCGAGCAACAAATTCTATATCCGTTGTTACCCATCCTGCGGATTCCCACTCTTCTATCTCCGCAGCCGCAGAACGGGCATGGTTTTAGCTTTACTAACTTATTCTCCATGATTCCTCCTATCTGCCCTTAATTTTCTCCGGCACATCTTCTTGAACTGCCACATCCCTGCAGAACCGCTCCGAACAACTGAAATCCGTAAATGAACCCCTGCATTTCTGACTCTATCGCCACATCGTATACCGCAGATGTTATCGCCGTATCAGCTTTCGCCCCAGGAACCTGTGCCTCCATAACCGCTCTCAGCCGTTCGTAGGCCTGCGTCAGTTCTGGAATCTCCCGGTTTTCGCCCTTCGGACCGGTAATAAACTGATTGAACAGTTCCCGGACGTCCTTGTATCCACTCTCTGCATCCTCTACCAGTTTCTGGCCACTTACCCGACAGCGAAGTTCTTTTTCCATCTTCTCAATGCCAGTCTTCTTTTTCCCGTAGCATCTATCTCTTTTCATTCTCGTCAGATAGAGCTTGCAGGCTTTTTCAGTCAGTTCCCACATCGGGTACTCCTGGTGTCTTGCCTTGAACTGTGCCATTTTGAACTCTGTCTGCTCCATCGGTTCCAGCTCCACGATAAGCTGTGCGATTCTGCGATATGTAACCGAGTGATATTCCTGGAACATATCCGCCACCTCCCGACTTGTCATGATGGTTTTTCCAACCTCTACCGGCTTCTCTTCCTCACATACATCCACCACTGCCATCTGTGAGATAATCTTCTTTACATCATCCATCAATTCTACGATCTGCTCGCTTCTCTTCATAACCTGCCAGCTCCTTTCTTCAAAGCACATAACGTACAACACGCTCCGTCGAGATTGCTATGGTAAATCACGCCTGCATCCTCCGGTCTTTTCCAGCAAAGTGCTCCACATACCGGGCAACGCACCTTTTCCCATCCTTCTTTTCCTTCCGGCACACTGGCTAACAACGGCATACACAGCCAACCGCCTCTGTCCGATTCTTTCCTTGGTTCAATCTTCATACCGCTTCTCCCCTATCTCATCCAATAATTTTTTCAGCTCTTTTACAACCGGATGCCAGCTTCTGGTTCCTCTCACTCTCCGGTACACATCCGCCAGAACTGCATCTCCGCCAGGAACAAAGGCTTCCATTCTGGCCTGGGTCATTCTCATATCGTGGAACCCATCCGTAAATCTAAGTTCATCTCTGTCTTCGTATAAAACAACTCTCTTTGCTCCCAGACGGCCCCAGGCTTTGACATTTACTGTCCGCTCCGTTCTTTTCATCACACATCTCTCTCCTTTGCAAATCTGCTGTTGAGGCTTTCCATGATTGCCTCCAGTCTCTTCGCTCCGATTCCCGGTGTTTCGCTGATTGCTTTCTGCACTTCCGTAATGTCAATCCCAGGAACCGACCGTCTGCCCTCCTCATACGCTGTCTGGTACAGATTCTTGCAGAAGTTCTCAAACTGCTGCCGGTCCATCTTCTTCACTCTTTTATAATCTTCTCTCCGGAGCATATAGCCTGCTCCGGATTTCATATTTCTTGACTTATTCATGATCTCTGCCTCCCTACTTCGCCAGCTTCTTCATTGCCTTAAAAAATTTCTTCATGCTCTTCATAAACTTTTTCATGCTCCACACCTCCTTAAGCGAACGGGATTTTGCTCTCGAACCAGCCACCATGTTTCTCAATAATCTGCTCCACCAATGTTACCGGAACATATCCATATACCGTTTCTGTCGGGGTTTCCGGGTCTTCTGCATACGGCATCAGTAATTCTTCTCTCTGATTCGGAAATCCAACCTCACACGTTTCATACTCTCCGCTCTCCATCTTATCTTTCCTCCTCAAACTCTGCCATCTTGCTTCTGTCAAATTTCATTGCCGGATATTCGCAGTAACCGCTTCTCCGAGTACGTCCGGTTCTCTCTGCAAATCCGTTTTCTTCCAGAAGAGCTACCGCCCAAGGGCAATTATTGGTGTCAACATACGCCTCATCTTCTGCCAACGAACAGTCGCACAGGCAGGTGGTTACTCTCGCAATAGGTCCACACCATCTGTTATAAATTTCAACAGCAACGCTATTGTCTTCCACATACTTACCGACTCTTAACTTACAATCCTTATATTCTGAATACTCTGTCTTAACATTCAAACTTGCCATATCAGTTCTCCTCTCTTCCCATTTCCTGGGATAACTGTTTTCTGATTTCCAACTCCGGTGCATCTTCTCTTTTTAATCTGCTCAGACACATTCCACTGTCATGTACCGTAAAATGAATATAACCTTCTGCACTCAATGTAATGCTTACCAGCTTCTCTGCCGTTCCATGCTGGCCTGCAATCTCCGTCAGCTTATCCAGTACCGGCATTACTTCCCTGCTCAGTTCCGCAAACTCTGCCTGTCTCACTTCATTTCCTCCTTTACTCTGACGAACATATCAAAATCCTCGCACATATCACACTCACTGCTACTCAAAATATTCTGGCAAACCTGGCACTTCGGATCCAACCGTTTGTAATAATCCAGATGATTCTTTTTCAAGTCCTCAATCGTGAGCAGTGCCACTTTTCTATCCTGCATACTTTACTCCTTCCGCTCTTTTCTATCCTGCTTTGTTTTTAACAATTCCTCATTCTGTTCTGCATACGAATAGTAGCTATCTTTTCCAATTATCACATGGTCTACAACCGGTATTCCGAGTAGTCCTCCTGCTTCTACCAGCCTTTTCGTCAGCGAATCGTCTTCTGATGATGGCGTGCAGATTCCGCTTGGATGATTATGGACAACCGCAATACAGTCACACCCACTCACACATGCTCTGACAAATAATTCTCTTGGAGATGTCATACAGTTACGATTTGTTCCATGTGCCACCTCAAACATTCCTATCGGTTTGCATTTCACATTCAATGCCAGCATCCATATATGTTCTTCCGGCAAGTACTCTGCATTACATCTGACCATAAACATTTGTGCTATTTTACTAGGACTGTCCAAAAATTCGTCTGCATCACTGAACTCGCTATTTTTCTTTACCAAAACAGGCTTTCTTTCTCCATCAAGCAGTAATTCATACTCAGTTACTCCCATCGCTAATCCTCCAGGTAATCTTCGTAGTCAATTCCGGCTACATCACATACACTTTCGTAATCTGTGTCATTTTCATACATATTCTTGATAGTTTGGCCATGTATTGTGCCATCCCAGATGCGAATCATTCGCTCGATTGCTTCATTCAGTGCTTTGTTGCTTCTATCTGCCATTTTTTCATGCCTCCTATCATTTTTCGCTGGCTCTTAGCCAGGCAGCTGTTTACGCAGCCACCTCGACTTCGCCGGTTTCTCTGTTGTATCTATAGACTTCATATCCCAGGATTTCTTCCGGTGCCACTTCATTGTCATTTACTTCTTTGACCATCTGTCTCAACTTCTCAATTTCTGCTGTCGAAACCGGAACCGCCAGCAGCTCATGAATACTTGAAGGAAGGATGTAGAAATCTCCATTCATCTTCTCCGCTGCGATCTCAAGGTACTCTTTGTAAAGCATGATATTTGCTCCGTGAAGCTTTCTAGCATTCGTCAGCACATACATCTGAGGTCCATCTGGTTCTTCAATCTCCGGACCAGGATTCACTCCCATTAGCTCATACATAACTTCATTCATAGTTCTCACAGAAAATCCGGACTTTTCGGTATTCTTCTTTGCAGCTTCATCCAGTTCTTCGAGACTAATCTTTGATCTATCCAGGCCTGCGTTCGTTAAAACATAGCTCTTCATTCCGTCCTCGTCCAAGCCAACAACCACTCTGTAAATTGCGACTAAGTCTGCAATTTTCTTTCCTGGAATATCTTTAAGCTTTTCTGCGTTTCTCTCAGCATTCACAAGCTGATATTCTACGTGGTCCAGGATGAATTTTCTGTCAATCCACTTTTCTACATTCATCTCAATTTCCGGTGTTTCACTGTTTTGATACATCTCAAACACTTTCTTTGCAGCATCTTCAACTGTCATGAAACCATCCTCCACTCTGTCTACGATTCCATCCACATAGAATCTTGGGACAACCGTTTCTTCTGGCTTTCTGATTTCGATGCCTAACATCTTTACTCCGTTATTTTTTGTTGTCTCCTGTGCTGTTACCGAATATCCGTTTCCTGCCATTTCCTTTACTGCTCCAACTAATTCTTTTACGATTGCTTCTCTCATTTCAAAAACCTCCATTTTTCTTAATCTATTAGCGACTGGCTTACCAGTAATGCTTTAATTTCTTGCTTTCTTTTTTGCCGCTTTCGGCTCGTTACTTATTCTTTGCATGTGATACTGCCTTTCCCTAAAATCACATACTTCAACTCTGCACATCCAAAAGCCATGTCCAGTGCTGCCGGTATGGCTTCTGTCTGCCACGCTCTCACTCTCCTCCTACATTTCCAGATGCTCAATTTTAATAGCTTCATCCACTGCATCTGCTCCGTATCTTTTTTTCAGATACGAAACTGCCACATCCCACTCATGCGAATTATTGACTGTCTCGAATAATTTTTTCGCTTCTGTGATGCACTGCTCCACCACCAGGTCTCCTTTCGCAACTCTGATGATTCGCTTTCTCAGTTCCTCCACCTGTCTCTGTGCCTGGGTCATTGCACGGTCAAGCGTCTCTGCGTAGTTCGCAGCCTCCATCATGTTCTTGATGATTGGCATTCCGAAGGACTTATACAACTTTGCTATCTGTTCCTTACCCTCCACCTCGCTAATGGATGGATGCCATGTATACACATGCTCCACAATAGAATAATCTTTCTGGCTTATTTCAGCCCCGATTTTCTTTTCAAATTCCTGTTTTGTCATAGCTTCTACACCTCCTCAACTTTCTTGTAATCTTCCAAGATGCTCAACAGCGTCCCTTTTCCAATTCTGAACTTCTGCTTGTGTCCGCATCTGGTTCCCATATAATTGACAACCGTTCTTTCTGGAAGCTCATGCTTTATGTACTGGATTATGTAATAATGACCATCTCCATGATGAACAACGTCTATGTATTTGTGCTCATTCCGGATGTTCTGGTATGTAGCCTTTTCAGTTCTGTTTGCTCTTGATCTCTTTGCCATATTCTTCGCTCCTTTGAATTATTACTTCGATTCTTCGAACCTTGCAGGTAAAAAAATAAGCCTACTTCCAACAAAGCTCTCTTACTTTGTCTGCTCGGCTACCAAATCCATACTTTTCAAGCATCTCCAAATCTGCTTTCACTGCCTCATCTTCCAGCGTGCATCCACAATCACTCAAAGAATACAGCTCATCTACGATTTCATCAGCAATGCTTTCTTCTCCAGCTTCCAGGGCTTTTTCAATGAACACCCACAGCATCTTCTGTGCTGCATCCCATTCCGGATAACCAAATTCATTTTTATCTCTTTCACTTAACAGGCTTCTGTATATTACTAATGCGTTCATCTTGACTACCTCCGTTTGTATCGTGTATTTGTTTTGTTATTTTGTAACTTTATTATACTTCGATAACTCGAATGTGTCAAGTATTTTACTTCTATTTTTCAATTATTTTTACCAGGGCGATTTCATATCCCAACGCACTTACGATTTTCTCCAACGTGTCACAGCGAATACCGCATTTGCTTCTGGAAATAATCTGGTTCGCATACTGTCTGCTCACCCCGATTTTCTTTGCCAGGTCCACTGGTCGCACCTCCTCAACTTCCAGAACCTTTTTTATCAGCTCGTTGCAGTCAGTTCCTCTAATTTCTTCCATCCTCTACCTCTCTTTCAATCCAATCAGCAACTATCATTCCACAGTTATCAGCTATCTGATACAGAATCTCCGTATCATCCCAGGTGTAATTGTTCAGAAAATCTGCCAGGCTCTCCCACCCCATTCTCTTCACAATCCGCTTCGCATCGTTCTTTTTAATCTCGAACCAGGTCAAGTGTTCATCCTTAAATCTGATGTCCCGGCATCTGTCCTGTACATAGGTTTCAAGAATCAGTCTTCCAAACATTTCCTACTCCTCCTCAAACAGCTTGCTTGCTTTCTGGGCCAACATCTCATTTCTTCCGGATTTATCATCAAATATCCGGTGGCACTCCTCCAACAGCTTGTCTACTCTTTCCTTGGTTACTTCCAGGCCTGTACTCCGGATTGCTTCTTCCAGGTCTTCCAGATACCAATCTTCCCTGTACCAGATAGCGTTTGCCCTGCGGTAAATCTCATCAATTATCTTCTGTCGATTTTCCTCGGTTGCCTCCAACAGCCACTCAAAATTCAGCTTCCCATCCTTTGTTGTCGGATTGTACTTTCCGGAACATCTGCCCTGCCGGTCCGTTACATAGGTCTGAACGCCCCACCACGTTTCCGGTTCTTTATCTATGAATCCCTTTCTCTTCCACATTGCCGGAAGTGAATGCTTTCCATGCGTGTTTTCGTTCTTTCGGAACTCTACTACAATTTCCTCTCCCAACGCATTTCTGTCTGCGAAGGTAAACCACCAAACCGGCGGTACTGTATGCTCACACTGATATACTTTTCTCATTTTCCTGCTCCTTTCGCTAATGATTCAGCAATCGCCTCCATCATACTCTGCGATAATTCCAGATACCGCTCTACGATATAGAATTTAGCACTCTGCCCGTTCTCATCCCATATTTCAAAATACCGGAATCCCCGTTCTTCCTCGGCTTTATCCTCCTGCACCTTCACATACTCTCGTGCCTTGCTCTCAACGATTTCATCCAGTTTCTTCATGACCGTCTCCAGGTCAATCGACACATCCACCACTGCACACCCATTTGTAAATTCGTTCTCCCAGAACCCATGCAAGACATACACTACAATTTTCTTTTCCTCCATCCCGGTGTCCTCCTATCCGTAAATAATATCATCGAATATCGCATACTGGATAATCATGTCTGCCACTGTCGCATCTACCATGCAACAATCCAATTCATAGACTCCTTTGCTGCATCCTACAGAGTCTTCCGCATCCACCAGGATATTGTACGGCTTGTCTTCATCCTCCAGATACTGTTTTACTCCGCTGAGCAACTTTTCCTTGTTCAGTTCTCTCTTCTTGCCATCCACCGAATCATGCAATACCAGGACTCCTCCTCTGCTGATCTGCTCCGATGCGAATTCTCCGAGATACTTTCCTTTGACTTCTGCTCGCCTGCACCAGTAGCAAATACCGCCCTCCAGTGCCGTTGTAACAATATCATCAATATCCTCTGTGCTGATTCGTACGCTTATCTCAGCCTTGATTTCCTCATACTCTTTTCCCATCAGTCTTCCTCCTCATATCCTACTCTCTCTACATAGTTTACGCTGTCCGGTTCGCATTCAAATTCCAGACACAAGGACCGCCATAACTCCTCCAGCTCATTTATGCCATTTGCGGTCAGCTCTGTTTCATCGCCATCATTGAAGCCAATTCTGTATACGCTCGGCCGCTTACCTTTTCTGACAATTCCTTTGCCCGCTCTTCTCAAATTCATTATTCCTTGTCCTCCACTCCGGCAAACTCCAAGATTTTCTCTCTGGCGAATCCCTCAATCACTTCCAGGTAATTTCCCGGCCACACATCCTTGTTCGGCTCGTAGGTTTCTGTGAACTCATTCGCCCAGTCCACAAATTTCTGTTTCCAGGTTATGCTATCAATGTCTGTCAGTACCTCAAACAGATACTCACTCTCTCCCTTGAGCTGTTCCAGCATCATCGCTATTTCCATCAGATTTTCCGTCTGCTCGTTATACTCCAGCATCACGCCACCTCCTACTCTGTTCTTACCAAGCCACCGTTTGCAGGTGCAATTCCGATACTTCCCAGTTCGGAACAATCCGGTGCATCCAGGTTCGCCACATACGCAAGTGAAACCCTCCCGTCCAGGTCTTCTCTATCCAGTTCCCACTCTTCTTCCTCTGCACTAACATACAGCAACGCCAGGCATCTTCCAAACACCATATTGCTCAATATTGCAGCGTATACAATACCGCCGCTTTCTTCTTCCCAGTCGGCAACAGCTTTCTTCTCCTCATCGTTCAAATCGTACAGAATACCTACCGTCTCAGATTTAAGGACCGTTCCCTGCTTTCTGAATTTTGTGATTACCTGCGGCATCATTCCCAGGCGGCACATACGACCAACCGCTTCTTCTACCATTTTTGCTCTGTCCTGCTGATTCTTTGCATCCATTATTTCTTATCCTCCATTTTCTTCTCTAAATCTTCCAGTCCGAGTGTTGCATTTACGAATGCCAGCGCACATGCGGCTCCGATACATTCTCTGATTCCGGTTGAAACTCCGACAATCAAGCACACCAGCATAGCCAGTGAAAACATTCTTCTGCTTTTCTTCATTTACTTTCTGCCTCCTCTGTGATAAACTTGGTAGCACGAGGAGAACTTGTCTCCCCGGCTACCGAGCTGTTTTTCAGAACATTACTTGAACCAGGTCAAAACTGCCGTAACAACTGCTATCAGCATTGTTACTATGGAAATTACGATATGTGTCCAGCATTCATAAATTTCAATTTTTGTCTTCTTCAACTGCTCTGAAAGCAGCTCTTCTTCTTTTTCTTCAATCCTGCGTTTTCTTTTTCCCAACGGGCAATTCCTCCTTTCTCATTTGTTCTGTCCTCTGCATTCCTACGGGGTTGGAACCGTCTGACAAGCATATGTACTATTCCATCAACCTTGCCGCCTGCATTACTTTGTATCGTGTATTTGTTTTGTTATTTTGTAACTTTATTATACTTCGATATCTCGAATGTGTCAAGTGTTTTACTTCTATTTTTCAATTATTTTTCGAGCTGTCGAATTAGTGTGTGTAGCATCTTTGCAACGCAAAGTGCTATTCTTTTTTATCTCTTTATCTATCTTTATCTCTATCTCTTACTCTATCTCTAATTATGGTGTAGAAATCATGTAAGAAATCTTACAAAGTTTTATATATAGGAAATGTTTTTTACTTCGATTTTTCGACTTATTCACATTATCAACATTCTTCCTGTGGATAACTTCGGAACTCAGATTGAACTTTGCAGAACCGCATTTTCAGCATATATGGCTATAACATCGTACACGCTTCTATACCGGCTTTTAGCTCTTAGGCATAAGTTAGTATCTAAAAACGTCTATCGTTGCTCAGGCACATTTCGTCAAATTTGAAGGGGATTTTTTGTGAATTTTGTATATTGATTTATTCTACGGACTTGCTCCGCAATAAAAAAGAAGCCCCGGCAGAACACCGGGGCGAATGTGACATATCTTCCTTGACCAAAAGAGGTGTATCTAGTTTCTTAGTTCCTTGCCATTAAAAGCTTTCTTACTTGATGAATACCTGTCCTTTGTAATAGCCAGCCATCCATCCAGACGGCGCCTTAATCCATACATCGTTTCCGACTGCATTCACCTCTTTACAGGTGATAACTGTACCGGCATCTAGGCAACCGTCATTGTCTTTATCGTGTTTCTGTCCGTCTGCCGTAAGCTGTGAATGCTTCTTGGCAGCATAATTTGTTCCGGGACCGGTACGCACTTTCAATTCTACTTGCAGTGTATACGCTTTTCCGACTGTATACCGAGGGCTCTTCGCAACCTCTGGCGCAGATGCACTCTGCTTGCTGTTGTATACGGAGGTCAGCTTTGCTTTGCTTGCTGGTCCGTATTTTCCATCCACTTCTAACGCATAGAATTCCTGGAATTCGGTCAGAGCTTTTTCAGTATCTCCACCGAAGGATCCATCCACTCCGGACTTGCCACAAGAGTATCCGCAGCCGATCAACATCTTTTGCATCTCTTTTACTGCATCTCCGGAATCTCCTTTCTGAAGATAGTTCCTTACGCTCACTGTACCAGCATTGCTGACCTCTCCAGTATATCGGTAAACATACTTCCACGGCTTGTTATAATAACTCCGGATGCAGATCTCTCTACCTGTCTGATCTCCAGACTTTCCTCCTGTCGTGGTTCCTTTTTCATTGATACTTGCATGCACCAGCTTCCCATTTCCGCAATAGAAGGCTGTATGACCGTTGCCAAGGAGAACATCTCCTCGCTTCATTCCGCTTCCAGTTGACAGATTCACGGATGCGATCACATTCTTGAATCCAATATTCGGCAGAACTTCCGGCATATTACCAGTGTACGTTGCACCCTTCTGTTTTGCTGGGATTCCGGCGTTTTCCAGGCAATCGATAACCAGCCCGGAACAATCATAGTTTGGGTTGCCCCAACGGTCAATCTGGTCATAACCGTGGGTATCATCCAACGCAATCGCTTCGGCTCTTGCTACTGCATTTTCAATCTTACTCACTTTTGTTTCCTCCTTTTTCTGATAAAGTTTTAAATACTGCTCCCCGTAAGAAGCCCTTGCTTTTTTCACTGTCGAACCGGTATCTGCCGGAGCCTCGAATTTTACCAAGAACACGTCCGATGCCTCCTGGACTGAGGTTGCTGTTTTCAGCACCTGCAGAACGCTCTTGTAACTCTTTTCCAATTCGCTCAGCATATACTCTGTCTGAACCTTCGCATTCCCGATAGATACACCTCTGGCTTTTACCAGGTCATACAGTCCTGCTTTTCTTCCGGCAGACGTCCACTGGCAGAAACCATAACCGTACTGTCGGTTATCTCCCAGCGGATGCAAAAAAAGATCTCTTGTGATTTCTCCGCTGTCTACCGCCTCTGTGTACGTGTCATCGGTGTATTTATAATTCAGCCTCTTTTCGCAGAGGTTCTCCAGATTCCGGGGGTTCGCCCCAGACTCTGCGTAAACATTCCCCATCGCTGCACACGCACCGTATATGGTGCATCCGGCAGCAATCAAAGCATCAAACAAAATATCTGTGTATGCATTCCGTTCTATTGCCATTTGTAAATTCTCCTTCATTCACAAAAAGGGCAGGGATTTCTCCCCACCCGGTCATAAGTATGTGTCCTCTTCTGGGTCCATCTCATCATCCTCTTTCGGATGTAACTGCCCCATCTTATCCATCAGTAAAAACGTCAACGGAACGAACACCGCAAACAAAATTACCAACGGCCAGAAGATTCCTGCCATCAGCAGCAACACTATCACAAGCGAGTAATTCGGCTTGTTTGGCTCATAGTACATGCCATTGTCCTGACAGTACAGCTCTTCGTCTTCATCTTCCATCCGGCACAGTGTCCGGATACACCAGATGTAGACTGGCTGGCACAGTAAAATCCCCAAAAGGTACACCAATAGGATTTTTAAGCCCATAGCTCCTCTCTCCCTTCTCTGATTAGTTCTGAGAGCCGTTCACCTTTCCGTCATCCAAAAGGTCTTTGACTTCTTTGAACCACCAGTCAATAATCTTCATCAATGCGTCTTCTGACAAGAGTGTCTGCAACCACTTAGGTAGCAATCCTCTCGCCTGCTGTACTACCCATTTCAGTTTCTGCTCTCCCTGGCCGGACTCTTTGTAGATATGTTCAGCGTGAAGGAACAGTTCATACACCTCTTTGCGGATGCCCTCCAGTCCTTTTGCTTTCGCATACTGATATGCGACCACTGCCGTTACAACGACCAGCACTGCGATTACCAGGATAAGAACCGGAATCGGCACCTGGCTTAAATAGTTTAATAATTCCATAGAATCAATCCTCCTGTTATGCTTTGTAATCTCTTGATAGTTCCCTGCAGCGTTTATAATTGTTCAGCTGGGGAAATTATTGCCTAAACGCTTTAAAGGCAAATATTGGCGGCTATGCTACTACATTCCGACCTGTGTGGCAACCCAGCCAAGCACGATACCAATAATGGCAGTCACCACATAACCTGTCACTTTTCGCCACATTTCCCCGTCCCTGTTCTCCAGGGTTTCCAGACGTTTCCCCTGTTGTTTCTGTTCCCCAACCATAAGCTCAATACTCTGTGCCAGCTTTTCAACTGAAATCGTTAGAGCGTTGATCTGCTTTGTGTTTTCTTCCAGCAGTTCAATACGTCTGTTCTGCCTATGGTTCTCTGCTTCGATGCTCTTTCTAAACTCTTCGTGCTCAGCTCTTGAAATCACGTCTTCCATGTCCTCACCTCCTTCCAGATATGCTTCTATATCATCGACGTCCGCATACGGGCGGCAATAATATTCTGTGACATCTAGCTCAGACTCTATCTCTTCCAGAGTCTTCTTGCTTTGCTCACGAATCAACATCCGGAGGTCTGTGACATGCGACCACAACCGGGATATGATTTGCAACTTTGTCATTTCCTATGATGTCCTTTCTTGAAAAGATGATAATGTGGCTTCTCTTCTCCGAAGAACCGCCATCGAACCACATCATCCAGGATTATCCCTACTGCTGAAAGAAAAAACCAAAGGATCATGAACTGAGGACATATCTGACCAAGAACATTCCCCGGCATGTTGCTGTAATCCCACATATTCAGTCCCAGCCATACATTCAAGATCAATCCGAAGATAAATTCAATCACTGTAATCCCGGATGCAGCTATCAACTGCTGGAGAACCAGCGGCATACATCGTGACCTCTCGTTAATCACTCCGCAAATGATGAAACACAAGCCTCCGCACACTGCCATTGCCGGAAATGAATATCCCCGGAAGATCACTTCCAGGGAATAATAAAAAACTCCTCCGACCAGGAAGAGTGTCAAATATTTTAGAAACACTTTCACTATGCAACACCTCCGGATGCCATGGCCTTAACATAATCTTTCAGCACTTCATTCTGGAACTCTTCCGGAATTTTTGTGCCCCACTGAATCTGCTCTAATTCAGATGCCTTGCTGATGGACTTAATCCACATGTTAAGGGCATTGCAGTATGTCGTATTATACGATACATAGAACATTGCTGTATCAACAATCTTCTGCATATCAGCAGCTGAAAAATACTTACAAGGCTGTCCATCCTCATGGTATTCCAGTTTTTCCTCACCAGCTAAAAGCTGCATTTTCTTACCGAACAGATTGATCTGGTCTTTCTCAGTCAGACTAAAATGTTCTGTTCCGGTTGACACCGCCACATCTACTCCTGCATAGATAGTCTGTTCACATGCAACTGCAATTTCCTTGTATTTCAGTTTTTTTGCATCTTCCAGGCTCAATCCTTCTGGCTGTACAGATTCCGTGAATGTCTCAGCTTTTTCAAACCAGTAGTCGAAATCTTTTTCAATTTCTTCTGCTGTTACATTTCCCGGATACCGGAGCTGAACTTCATCGCACTCCCATACCTTGTATGAAGTTTCTTTATCGCCGCCATAAGCCTCTGTCTTTTCTACTTCTTCGATATTCTTTCGAAGGATAACATCCGTTCCGGAAAATACCGGATAGACCTCAACTGCCGAGGGCTGCGATAAGTAAGATTCTCTTCTCATTTTCTACTTCCTTTCCGTGCTTACTTGCACTGTATGAACACATTTTGAATAGCTTATCAAAACAATACTCCATCCGGAATTTCAAACTGTTGCTATGCTTTATCCAGCCTTTGTATGCTGCAATCCGACAGGCTCTCCACCATGGGATAAATCCTTTCGTCTTGAAATCTTCCCATGCTCTGAGCACTTGCCTCCGGATTCTCCGGAATACTCTCCCACGGATGATCGTGTATCTCCTCCGGACTACATAGCCCATCATATCAACTCCGGGCGTCCTTTTCTTACTGCCTTTCCTTCGCTCTTCCAGGTTCTCCCGTTCTTCATCAAACGAAGCTACCTGGTAGAATTGCCAGATATCCTTGATTTTTAATCCGAACTTATCATGAGCCCAGGTCGTAGCTTTCTTCATTGCCTTTTTCAGCTTTGAAACATCGCCATAGATCGTAAAATCATCTGCATAGCATACAATCGCATACACAAGCCTATTCCGCTTTCCTCTGCGTATCTGAGCTTGCTCATAGATATATCTCAATACATAAGACATCACGTAATTGAATAGCCATGCCGGAAGATATCCGCCTATGCAAAGATGGTTCCCAGGATAGTTGCTCATAAGAGCACCCAGGAACCATAGCAGCACTTTATTCTTGCCTATGTCTCTTCTCAGCATCTCCATGACAACCGGAATCGTCACTGAGGGATAGGCTTTTGTAACATCTCCTTTCAAAGCAACTACTTTTCCGTGGAATTTCTTCCGGAGAAGTCTTTCAATCTTCCGCTTTCCGGCTACGCCTCCCTTATTTGGGATACTCCCGTACTGGATCGGTAAAATCTTCGCTCTGAAAAGAGGTTTCAACGCATATACTCCGATATATTCAAATACCTGCTGTTCTGGAGATTCCTGGCAGATATCACGAAGCTTCTGCGTCAGTCCGTCAATTCTTTGGAACTGACGAATAGATTGTAATTGTAAATCTCGGTTGATTATACGTTGCGTCAGCATCTTTGCTACTTCTGATTCAGCTTCCAGGGTTCGTTTAAAATCCTTATTCAACTGATCCTCTACGATCTCACGCTTTGTGATCTTTCCGGTCTTGCATAGCAGACGTTGGAAATCTTTTCTGCTCCGCTTATTCCGGAAGCATTCCACAACGGCAAGTTCATTAAATTTCCAGTCCTCAATATTGACCGTTGCTGGTTTGCAATATGTTTTCACACATCAACCTCCTTAATATTCATCTGGTTACTTCCGTGGCTTTCCCCGTAGGTACTAGCCTCGTTGGTTTCAAGTTATTTTCGCACATAAGCGAGGATTATACGGTGCAATGATTTTTAAATACTCTTTTCAAAATTGTACCAGTTGCTCCGAGAGAGCCGTTCCAGTTAGCGTTAGACACCCAATTGTTCGAGTTACGGCAAGGAACGCCAGCATTACCACCGTTGTTCAAGTTACCAAAGCACCAAGCCGCACGAACACCAGACGCCGCAGGTTCGCAATTGAAGCCAGCTCCCAGACACCGTATAACCCTAAAATTATTTTATTTGCAAATAAGACAATAAAGGGCTTACTGCCCCTCTGCTTCGCATTCACCCCGTTTTTAACCCTCAAGACCAGGTGCTCCGAGAGAGCCGCACCAGTCAGCGTAAGACACCCAAGTGAGCGAGCGACGGCAAGGAACGCCAGCATAACCACCGTTGCCCAAGTAACCAAAGCACCAAGCCGCACGAACACCAGACGCCGCAGGGGCGCAAAAGAAGCCAGCTCCCACTCCAACGCCGCTTCCGCTTGCGTTGGTTGCCTCTGGCCAGAGAACATCATCATTGATTGCATTATCAGTAATATACTTCCATGTCCAGGCAGCCGTATCTTTCGGAAATACCAATGTTGGAACATTTACTTTTTCGTAGTTCTCATTGATTGCAGAGCCTACTTTTGACTGATCGTAACATTTGTAGCAATCAAAACAATAATTCTCATTCGCATCCTGGCTCCACTGCCATAATTCATCGGAGACAATCAGATAGGATCCGTTCATAAACTCAACACCCTGGATCATTCCCGGTTCTTTTCCGGAAGTCGGGCTGTATCGGCTACCATCTCTACCGAGTACATTATCATTCCATCCGGAATAATACGGGCTTGTGGAAAGATATGTGCTTCCGGCTGTTGTGTCAAAAGTCTTTCCTCCGTTATCCACATAGACTGCTGAATATTCTTTTGCTTCAATAGTCACTGTTTCGATGGCTGTAATCAGCCTTGCATCAAAGATGGAATAATTGCTTGCTGTGTTTCGGTCGGTTCCATTCTGAACTCCCAGCATGACCGCAGATCCCACAAAAAGGTTTGCAGCCTGTTCTTTCGTCAGAATCACTCGCTCTACACCAGTCTCACTCACCGCAACCGTATACTGGTAGTTGTAAGACGTACACCCTTCAATCTTTCCAGAATTGCCTTTACGCCCATATTTCAGACGTACCATAGCATCCAGGAACTTTACAAGTGATCCGGAAGCTCCGGAATACTGTGCTCCTCTGGCTCTCCATTTGCTTACGCCTGTCTGGTGGGATGTTCGGTTTACTGGAGCCAGTCCAGTTCCACAGGTGATACGTCCATCAGCTCCAATACCTGCATAATATTTCGGATGTGCAATGTACTCATGCACTTTTCCGTTTCTGTCTGTACCTTCTGGCCATCTCTTGTATCCGGATGCTGGGTGGCATCTTGTTTTCAAGTATTTATACTCATCATTCTGCCATTCCCTTTTCCAGGTGTTCTTCTGCACCATCCAGCACAAATGTTCACCGGATCTGACATCTTTTGTGCTGTCAATATGTTCGACATAGAAAATTTCATGCGAACCATCTGCTTTTTTCTCGGCAGACACTTCCAAACACCAAAACTGAGGAAGATGTGCAAATGGATCAGAGCCGGCAGTAGCTTCTGTAGATGGCGTACACACCAATCCGGCAGAATCATCCGTCAGTTCTCCAATCATGGATGTACTCTTTGCGTATCTCGGTGTAGTAACTCCGTGTACCCTTGAGTCTTCAAGCACCTTTCCAAACCATCGTTCCAGCATGTCCGCTTTACTATAGACCGCTGGATCATACTGATACTTCCACCATTCTACAAACAGATCGTCTACCTCTGCTTTTGTTGTTGCTGCAGCAACTTTATCCTTGTATGCTGCGTCTGCTTTGCCTGCTAAATCTGCACGCTGTAAATCCACGAGTTCTCTGATCGTGGACTCTCGTGGAAAATTTGTTACGTTTCCATTACTCATTTAATTTTTTCCTCCTATTCGCTTACTGTATATACAATGTCAAGACCGCCATCATCCGGATTGCAAACAAAAGAGAACCCTCCTAAAGCAGCTGTATTAGCAAGCACCTGTTCTCGGAAATCCACCACTTCATTTGCATAATTTTCAATTGCCTTCTTCTGTTTTTCTCCTTCTTCCTGGATAGCTGTAATCTGAGCACTTCCAGCTTTATTGATACTATTTACTGCATCTGTTCCAGCTTTAGTAGCATTGGCTGTCTGTTCCTTTCCTGTGCCCTCTACAGCTTTTACGGCTGCAGCTCCAGTCGAATTTACTTCATTGACTTTTGTTGATCCAGCCGAATCAATATCCCCAACCTGTTTCTTTCCTGCCGCATTAACAGCATCTGTCTGAGTTGTTCCAGCCTTATTTACCTTGTCGGTCTGTGCAGTACCGGCATTCTCTACCGCATTGACCGACTCTGTTTTTGTAGCAGATATAGCGTTCAGAGCATCTGTTCCGGCCTTTGTAACTGCATCCTTCTGAGCCTTTCCGGCAGTATTTACGTCGTTCAGAGCATTATTAGCTGTCTGATTGAATTCCTGGACCGTCTGATCCACAGCTGCTTTTGATGTAGCTGCACCGTCCGCTGACTTCTTAGCGTTTGCCTCTGACGTGCTGGCATTCTTGGCTGACGTTGCTGATGCTGTCTCAGATGCTTTAGCGTTCTTTTCGGATGTACTGGCATTTGTTGCCGACTCCTGAGCTGCTTTCTTCGCAGATTCTGCCGCTTTCAGATTCTCAGCAACATTTGACTTGCTCTGATCAACTGAGGATTTCATATTCTCAACCTCGCCTTTCAGATTCTCAGTAGCTTCCCTGGATGCATCTGCAAGATCGGAATAATACTTTGCATTGTCCTCGGCGTTCTCCGGGTGATCCTCGTGACCATGCGCCCAAGCTTCTGCAAGTTCAGCCGCCGCTTCCGCTCCTGCCATAGATTCTCTAACTGCTTCAATGGTATCCTGGAATATCTGCGCCTCGCATGGTTTGTTGAAAGCTTCCGGTTTAGGGCGAGCTTCAATCTCCATGATGATTTTCTTTGTGGTGTTACCGTGGATGCGATCAGACACATAGATGAATGCATATGCTTCATACTTGACAGATGATTCTTCTTCCAGGATGAAATCCGGAATGCGAACATCTGTCACACCATCCTTTGTAACGCCGATTCTTCGTTTCGCTTCTCCTCCGGTTTTCTGCAATGAAAAATGGACCTCCACAGCATCTGGAAGTCCAAGTCCTTCAATTCTCAAAATCTGGCCGAAATCATACTGCCAAATTCCTTTGACTGTTGCAGTATTCGCTTCGGAGAAACTAGCAATATTGATATTTTCCATCACTGTTCCTCCCACATCAGAAATCAAATCTGGATACGGTCACTTCATCTGACCACAAGCTAAACTTATCCCCATCTCCATATGCTTTCACTTTAACGGTTGCTCCATCCATACCGTCTGCTACAAAATCATCGAATATATCTGACACAAAAAGTGAATTATAAGTTGTCGTAAAGACTTTTTCTGCCCCGTCTTCTTTGGTGATGCAGACTTCATAGCTTGTTGCATTCTCAATCGGATCCCACTTTACATTCAAAATCCCATAAGACCAATATCTTGATGCACTCTTGTAATACGATGCATACTCCACTGTCGGAGTATCGAGGATGCACTTCTCAATCCAGTTTTTTGCGGCGTTGTTGATGGCTTCTTTCAAGGCATCGTCTGGCTCGAAATTGATATCTGGAATCTTCACAGATGGTGGATTCAATTTCGGTGTACACGCAAATACGGGTGTCACGCAAGACATAGATAATACTGTTGCACAAACTACTGCTAATAATTTACTTCTGTTTTTCATGTTGCTTTCCTCCTCTTTAATTACTACCTATTGTTTCAATTTTGGACAGTGCCTGTCCGATCGTTCCCTTGTATTCATAGCGGAAACCATCTTGCAAACCAACAGACGGATATTCATTTCTGTCTGCAGACGTTACATGTCCATAGCTTGCTGTGTATCCAACGGAATCTACATGTTGTGCACTGCTACAATTCATAACATACATTTCAATTATGTTCTTTTCCGTTGTTACGGTAAATGTTGCATTAGTAGCAACTTTAAAAATCCCATCACTCGCTGAAGCTTTTTTCACATATTTTCCTCTTAGGAAATTCAACTTTTTGTAGTCACTAGAATTCGTTACACGAAAAGAACTTACCGGATCTGCTAGAACAATTTCGCCTCCGGCTTTTCCTATTTCATCACTGTAACTGATTGTAAAATCGGGTTTCATTCCTGCAATACCCGCTGGCCAAGTCCCAAGACCCAGTGCTTTTTCTGCGGCCAGATTTGGAGTCAGATTGGAACTGAATTTTTCCCAAACATGTAGATTTACGATATCGTTCGGTGCTGCATCTAAATCGCTTTGTACAGCAGCCACTTTGTTGCTTACAGATGTGATTTTTGCCTCCAGTTCTTTCTTCAAGCTGTCTAATGCAACGGTAATGTTATAGAATATCTTCAGATCGGCAATGGAGGTATAAACAGCATCCTCCAAATCTGTAAGAGAAATATCCCCACCGTCTTTTCTTCTGATGGATACTCTATCTTTCAAGGAATCATTATCTGCACTATATCGTGTAGTATTAGACGTCCAACTCCCAAGACTATTCAAAGAACCGCTGTTTGCATTGTATGTGGTTATTCTTATTTCATATCCATCTGGAGGAGTGATGCTTTCGTTTTTATGCCTGTCATATAATACCGAGACAATTTCTTTTTGTGAATCAACAATCGCACCCGAACTGTTGATTGAGCCATACGAGAAAAACCGCATATCTGCCTTAGTCTCTGTCATCCGTTTTCTTGCTGATGTCATATGAGCTGCAAGAATCGGGAATTGCGTTTGAATCTCTTCTTGGCTTGAACTGATGTTCTTAATCTGTGTCCGCACAGCTTCACCAGCGGAAGGATATTTCGTTCCATCTGCTCCAACTCGAATATCAGTCAATTCACTATTCCCGGATGTATTGTTATTCTCGGCTACGAGGTTGCTGATCTGGTTTCTTGCAACCATATCAATAGCACCGACTTTTCCATCCAAATAGCACTGCTGAATCGCATCATGAATGGCTTGCCGAACATCTTTCCCATAGATTTTTGTTCTTATATTTCTTAGTAATTCCGTTATATCAGCCATCTTATCGCCTCCTACTTATTAAGCTTTCCTGTCAACGTTTTAAAAGCAACACCGAACTCATACACTGAATTGTCCGGCGTCAATAAATCAAGTTCAATTTTGGTACATAAAAAAAACGTATCTATGTCATGCGGTTTAGATACAACTCTTACTTCATCGCCAATTGAAATCAACTCTGTATTTACGTCTACCAAGTGCAAATCTACTGCTTTCACTTTTAGTGATACCGACATTGTTATTCCGTCATTCAGATACGCTTTTCCCTTCGTAAGTAAGTTGTCAGCAATTGTTACATCATCCCACTCATGAATCTTTGTAATCCTACCGAACAACTTAATTCCTGTTTCGCTTTCAATGTAATCTTTTCCATCATTTACTTCTGCTATGGTCAGCCGGCCTGTTTCATTTCCATCTTCATCTTTTAGCCTTTCGCCAAGAGGAACCAAAACCGTAAACACATTTTCAGCAGTAATATATTCCGTAATGTCGAGCAGATTGCTACCGAATTCTATAATCTGTGAATTTGTAATCCCCGGCTTTTTCACGTAATCCACATATCTCTTGTCACCAGAAACCCTGGTCCGGATATATCCGCCATGTGTATTCACGAGTTTTTCCTTTATCTCATTCAGAACATTCGGATACACGGTTGAACTGTAATGCACATAATTATTCGGATCAGTTACGGTAATCTCTCCAACTTCAAATTGTTTAGTTTCTTCCACCTGCTCATTATGGCTTGCTATATACTGCTTAAATAATTCTGGGATATCTCCTTGGTAATCATATGGGCGTAAAATCGAATCCACCAAATAAGCAAGTTCTCCTTCACACACTGCTTTCTGCCGCTTATAAAAATCCTTTTCCGTATTCAACAGTCTTCCGTGGAACAACTCTTTTGATTGGACTATTTTCGTAAACGTCTGGCTATAGTAGGTGTAGGAATACATCCGAAACGTTATGGTTCCGGTAGATACTGTGTAGCTTGCAGCCGAAAATCTGTAAATTTTAGAATCTTCGGTACCATCTTTTAAATCTCCATAAAAATACGGATACTGTTTAAAATTTGAACATATCTCTGAACTCAGCGATCCTTCTCTATTCAATGGATTTAAGAGTGTAATCATTCCAGTGCCCGGATCTACAGTTGCTCCTCCATATATAACCGTTGTCGGAATGGACGTTGCTGGGCCTTTACTTGTTTTATCAACATCCTTCAAAACATACGCAGGATTATCGGACGATACAACTGACACAATCGTAGATAACTTATTGATATTTCCGTAAGCCACATTATTCGGTGGCATTGTAAACTGAAATGATCCAGCTTTATTAAGTTCACTCGTTACTTTTGCCGCCAATAAAGAATATCCATCATTGGCAGAAAGTAACGGGGAGTATATTACCTCCCCGTCCGCATAAACCGTATACATCAGAGCATCCCTCCTTTGTAATCAACAGATACCTTTCCGTTTCCAGTAAAAACCAGTTTATTTTCACCGCCTTTTATAATAATATCTAGTACCTTATTCTCGCCATCTTTCAGATCATATGTCGTATTCTCGAACTCAACCTTTAATCCATCAGTTGCATAAACATAGAATGTTGGCACAACTTCTTTTTGATTACCATACAGGATAAACTCCAATTTTCCATCAACTACCATATTTGCGTATTCTCTAATAACGCCGGTTTCAAAGCTGAATGTATCCCATATCCAATCTTCCAAACTACCGGTCAATTCCATTTTGTACGGTTGGCAAGTAGCGGATATCACTACACTTGCTGTCGTTTCATTTGATTTTGCTGTAGACATTTCCACGGTGCCATCATAGTAATAACACGGATCCGTATCCAACGAAATACGCATTCTTTTTCCATGAATCTTTCCAGCAATATTGCTCGTCAAATCTGACCAATCAGAATAATTGCAATTTCTGGCATCAAACTCGAACTCCAGTTTTCTTGTCCCGTACTGCATTCTTCCTGTAAGGGACTCGCTCAAATCAAGAACTCCATCCCCTCCTGGAATATCAATCAGCACTGTCTTAGGGTCAGGTAAGCCAATTGTGATCTTAGAGAGCTTCAATCCCCACTCTTCGTAGGAATGGTACTCTCCAAATTTGATTCCTGTAGACATGTTACACACCTCTTTCTTCCAAGTCGTATCTCTTTCCGAGATTCTCATCAATGTACGGGGTTGTCACTTCGGCAATTTCTTTTCCATCCAGATCGACATGTACATGTGTTTCGCCTTCGATAACAACATTGGTATCCTTGCCATCAAACGACTGTCCATTTTCCTGGTCAACCTTGTATGTCTGGCTTGTGTTTTTGTCCAGAGTTATTTTTCCGGTTTCAATATTCACAGCTGCCTGCATCTTTTGTGCCAAAGCTTTCATCTCTTTGTTGGTCTCATCTTCCAGCTCTGGCATTTCACCTTTAATTCCTTCTCCAACTCCAGGTGGAATCCACTTACCTACTTCCTTGGCAAATACTTTAGATGGGGAATGAATTCCAAGCGCGCTCTTAGCTCCATCAACAATTCCGGAGAAGAAGCTTCTAACCTGGCTCTTGAACCATCCGGCCGCATTGCTTATACCGTTCCATACTCCTCGTACGATATTTCGTCCAACCTCTGCCATCTTTCCTGGCAATCCAGCCACTCCGCTTGTTACGGCACTTACAAGCTGTGAAGCTGCCGATCTACCTTGTGCAGCCAACTGACTTCCCCAGGAAACAACTTTACTTACAGCATTCGTCAGCCATGTTGCAATTTTTCCAGGCAACTGAGCGAAGAACGTAACGATGGCATTTATTGTATTACTTGCTGCCTGCCGTCCATTGCTCAGCATATTTGATCCCCAGGTAATTAAGTTTGTGAGCGTATTCTGGAGCCATCTAGCCACTTTCCCTGGTAATTCAGAGAAGAATGTGGATACATTCTCAACAACGTTCCTTGCGGCTTCAGATGCTTTCTGGAGCATGTTGCCGCCCCATGTTACCAGCTTATTGTAGGTATTAACCAGCCACGTCCAAACCTTTCCAGGTAACTGAGAGAAGAACGTAACGATATTGTTAATAATAATCGGCACATTTTTCGTTACCCAATTGATAGCATCTACGCCAAAGCTCACGAGCTTCCCGATTACAAATCCCAGGATATAGCCTATTTTATAAGGCAAATTCGAGAAGAAATTCTCAACAGCATTTACAGCATTTTCCGCAGCACTGGATGCCTGTGATAACAAATTAGAAGCCCACGTCTGGACTCCTGCAATTATCTCTTCCAAGAATGCTGAAATCCGTCCAGGTAATGCCTGGAACCAATCTACAACAGCATCAACTACCTCTCCTATTTTGGAAGGTATTTCTTGTACGAATGCAAGGATTTCATCCCAATGTTGCTTAACCGCTATAGCCAGATTTGCTACAGCAAAAACAATCCCGGCAACTACAGCTGCTACAGCCGCAGGCGCACCGAGAATAACAGCGCCAACCGCAGCCAATGCAACGCCAACGCCCATAAGGATTTCTTTTATGACACTGAATCCATTCTGGAACATATCCACGAAGCTTGTGACCGCCAAAATAGCGCCACCAATAATTGATCCGATTCCTGCAATAGAAGTTCCAAATTGAGTAACGAACCCTATTGCTTTCTGTACTGCTCCTCCGATGGAAGATATTATGCTGGCCACTTTCGGGAACTCCAGCTCCAGAACCTCCATTAAGGTTCCGGCTTCGCCTCTCCATAAGGAAAATCCTTCAACAGCTTTCCCAACTACGCCCGTAATGCCGGTAATTCCGCCTTTTACAGACCCTAAAACTGAGAACAGTGTATTTAATGAGCCAGCAACATTTTTTGCTGCATTTAAGCTTATTAACGCTCCGGCTATTGTACCTATCGCTTTTCCAATAGCCTCCATAACGGCAGGATCCTGCGCATCAATGACTCCGAAAATTTTTGACAGCAGATCTACGACACTTTGTGCCACAGCTCCAACTGTGCTAAGCAGACCATTGAAGAACCCATCCAGTAAAGCTGAAACGCCAGGGAATTCCTCGCTCAGTCCTCGGCAAAATCCGGCTATAAAGTCTTTCCCGGCCTGGATAATGAGCGGAAGATTTTCTTGTACCGCCTCCCCTATTTTGGAAAGCATCTCACCGAACGAGCTTCCCAGCTCTTCGGAATGATCCGTCAGAGCTTTTAAGAACTCTGTAAAAATATAAATGCCGGCAGACCACATATCTCCAGCAACGTTCATTATCGCTTTCGCCAGTTCCGACACCATAAAGGCTCCGGCTGACGCAAACTCTTCTTTCTGTTCCAAAAGAGTTTGTATAAATGCGCCGACCAGGTCTTCCGCTGTTCCGATAAGCTCCGGTGCAGCTTGCGCTACTCTCGTAACGATTTCGGCCATGACATCGCCAGTTTTATCAACGAGCGCATCAAGTCCTCCGTCATTGAAAGCTTCCTGTAGTCCCTGGACCATCTCCTGGGCTACTTTTACAACATTCTTTAGCGGAGTAGCCATTTCCTCGTATAAAGAAATAGCCAGACCTTCTAATCCGGATTTCAGAATAGTAATCTGTCCGGACAAATTGTCGTTCATGGTGTCCGCCATTTTCTGAGCGGCGCCATCGCAATTTGCGATAGAATCTGTTAATGATGCAAAATCCTCATCGGACGCATTAACTATCGCAAGTAAACCAGACATAGCTTCCTGCCCACCCAAAGTAGCAGCCATCTGTGCTTTCTGGTCTGCTGTTAATCCTGCAAAACCTTTTCGCAGTTCGACCATAATCTCATTCAGAGATTTCATGGAGCCATCACTGTTCGTCAGTGACACTCCGAGAGCATCCATAGCTCCCTGCACATCTTTTGTAGGCTTGGCCATTCTGGTGATGATACTTCTAAGCGAAGTACCTGCCTGGCTTGCCTTAATTCCGGAATTGGCCATCAGACCAATAGCCGTAGCGCAGTCTTCGGCTGAAAAACCGAGCGCTCCAGCTACAGGGGCAACATATTTGAATGTTTCGCCCATCAGACCTACATTAGTGTTGGCATTTGATGAGGCTTGTGCCAAGACATCCGCAAAATGCGTAGAGTCTTTGGCTGATAAGCCAAATGCCGTCAATGCATCGGTAACGATATCGCTGGTCGTTGCCAGGTCTTCTCCAGAAGCCGCCGCCAGGTTCATGATACCCTCGATACCTTCGAGCATATCAGTTGTTTTCCAGCCGGCCATTGCCATGTAGGAGAACGCTTCTGCCGATTCGGTGGCCGAGAACTTCGTCTTGGCTCCCATCTCCTTCGCCTTGTCAGTTAGGCTTTTTAAATCATCCCCTGTAGCTCCGGAAATAGCCGCTACGTTGGACATAGCAGCCTCGAAATCAGCTCCTGTTTTTATAGCTGCTGTTCCGATTCCAACAACAGCTGATGCAGCGCCTCCAATGATTGCACTGGTGGCTTTTAACGCAGTTGAAGCGCAAGAACTGATTTTATTGATACCACTTTGAAACCCCGATGAGTCTATACTGGTATCAAATTTAAGTGTGCCATCATAGCCCAATGTTTTTCACCTCTCTTCAAGGGCAAACAATGGATTATCGGCTCATGATGGCTCTACTTAATCTGTTGTCCGTTTTTTATTTTAACTTCAAAAATATGGGAGCACTTTCGCCCCTTACAGGCTACTTGCACTCCCTTACATTCTGCCTCCTCTGTAAAAAAGAGTGGCATTCTATAACCACAGGCAGGACATTGTACCTGGGTATATTTCTTTCTATCCACATTCAAAATCCAGCAGCCACCTCCTTAAAGCAATCCCGTAATATCTTCACCATTCACAAGAGCTTCTGCCAGGAGCTTGTCTGCTTCTTTCTCTTTATGTGATACAGGCAATGCATGGATTGACTGCATCTTCTTGTAAAACTGTTTCTGCTCTTTAGACATTTTTGAAGTAATATTCATACTCCTGTATCCCATTATCTTTACAAACTCCGTGTCATTAGACAGCCCTTTAAACAACGACCGGAACTTCCACCAATGGAAATCCTCAATATCTTGTAGGTCGATGCCGTATTCTTGCAGGAATGCTTCATAGATATAGCCGTCATCGTAGTCGAAGGAATAAATCTGCTTCTGCTTGCTTCCTCCTGTATCTACTTCGTTTTGGTTCGATTCCTTGCCGCATCTATAGAACCAAATGATCTTCTCAACAGCTTGGGATTTGTTTTTCGGGATAATTGGGTAATATAACCTCAATGCCTGCATCGTCTTCTCTGAGTCTTCCAGTTCGTCATCTTGCATAAGCAATTCAAACATAATAGAAATGCGAAAATCCGTATTGATTCGGTATTCTTCACCATCTATCTCCACAGTCTCAGGAAGCAAGTCCACGATCATATTCATTAGTTGTTAGCGGCATGGAAATTATTTTTGTTTTTCTTCTTTTTAGCCGCGCGTCTCTCTGCACGATTCTGTGCTCTCTGTGGATTGTACTTATCAGTAATGTTGTTAATCTGTGTTTTGATTGTTCCGCTCAATGCAGTAACTTGTGCAAACGCATCCATACGAATACCAAGATCATTATTTTTTGGAAATACTCTGTTGCTTGTTCCCAAGCCAAACAATGAATCAAAATATTCCTCTACACATCTACACTGGAATTTCATACCTTCAGCTGTCGTCTTCCCTTCATAAGCTTTCGGATCCTGTATTTTCTTTGAAATATCCTTGTTCAACTGCTCAAATCTTTCAATCACATCAGCATCCAACAGATTTATTTCCAGCTCTACTCCGTTAACATTTACTTTGCTTACGCTCATCTTCCTTACCTCCTGTTATTGCTCACTTCTAAACGTACATCAGAGACTACCTATGCAGCAGCCTCTGTGAATTTCTTACTCTTAATATCAAATGTTCCTAATACTGGATCACCTACAGCATTCAGATTGCCAGAAATCGTCTGTTTATTATCTCCGGAATAATCGGATACTTCGCAAGACACTCTGAACTTTCGTGCTTCATATGCCGTAGCACTTGCACTACCTCCGGATGCTTTATTCCATAATTCCACTCGGCAATATTCAAATTCTGCATCTGAACCGGTGTAATGATTTCTTCCAACCATGTAGATTGCGTCTACTGCCTTTTCTTCTACGATATGTTCCGCCTCAAACGGAAAGCTTGTCTCGTACCCAGTCACACAGCTGGACGAAGATGCCTCATTCACATATTTTACAGATTCTGTCTGCGCCCCCGGACTTTCATCAAGGGTTGTGAATCCTGTACCCATCAGCACCCATTCTGGTGCTTCTTCAGTACCAACATTTAGATAATCTGCGATTGTGTGTCGCAATACAGCTGTTTTTGCCATTATGCTACCTCCTTCTGGTATAAAAGTCTTAACTGTATCTGGTATCGTGCATTTCTCATGGACCCATCAAACATATATCCGTTGGAAAGCACTTCAATTTTCTCCGCATAGCAATGCTCCGGAAGTTCCGGAACATTCTCAGCACGGTTTTGTTCCTCAATCCAGTCAGCGAATTTTTCATAAAACGAACTGTTCTGGATGTTTTGGATTCTGTCCATAGAGTAATATTCACGGCTACCAAAGTTGAACTGGTACTGTCTGTATTCATCACCATTCACGTACCGTTTTAAAACCGGATCAAAGATTCCTGTCTCTACCGTATACTCTATAGCTTCATCTCCCATGGCATCTACTCTTAAAACGCCATCTTCTAACAAAGGGCAACTACCGATAAATTCAGTAATCGCCCCGATAATAGAATCTGCCATATCAGCCTCCTATTTTCTTTGCTCCTTCCAGGATTTCTCCCTTCTCAGCAACTTTCATTCTTTCAAACCAATGAGCTCCACGGTTCGGATCGTATGCCCTTGTCTCGGCAGTATCGTAATACTGCTTTCTTGCATATGGAGCAATGTAGTCAACCTCTCCGCTTCCAATGTCTGTCCCTAATTTGCCGGACTTTTCCAGCATACCTGTTTTGAAAGGGACTTTTGGGCTACAGCGCCTCAATACTTCTGAATCCACAAACATTTGTTGCCTGGTAAACTGAGCATTGCGATTTGCCGCAAAATCTGTATTCCATTTCAGCTCAGCCTTTCCATTTGCGCCACTAATAATTGCTCCTCGTGGTGTGCTAATTTTTTTGACTCCCATTAGCTTCCACCTACTCTCCAGTGTTTTGTTCTTTCGGTTCCACGAATGGTATTATCCGCATATTCTGTAACAACAAAAAAATCATCAATCACCTTTCCAATTTCTAATACTTCCACTGGATCCAGTTCTTTTCTTCCTCTGAGTATGCTTTTTTTGAATGCCATTACATAGCAGTTTTTCTGGAGTGTCCAAAGATGTTTTTTCTCTTCAAGTGTCGTTCTGGCATATTCCACTTCTGAAACGTAAGTCTTTCTTCCTTCAACTTCTGACCTATATGGAATTCTTACTGCATATTTTCCACTCGCAGCTCCGCTTCCATCTAATGATCGTGATCCGTACCAGCATACATCATGGATAATTGTTGGCAGAAACACTTCCCTTCTGTCAGCTCCTATGGTTTTGTTGAAAATAACAATATCAGTGTTGTGCATCATATTCTTTTGACCACCCCCGGTATAGCAATCCTGTATTTGCAAGCCATCTTTTAGCTCTTGTATACATTTCGTGGTTGCAATCAGCATCATTTGATGCATTGGCATATGTTATAGAATAACCATCGTTGCTTTCGGATACCACATCGTTTTTCTGACTCTCAACATATTTCACTACTACATCCGCAACGGAACATATGGCAAACTTTACACAATCCGGTATTTCTTCCAGTCTTCCAATTCGCCCAAAGGTAATCATATCTACAAATGCCTCTGATTCAAGCTCTGCATTATCGAAATTTTTATCATTTGCAATGCTCCCGTGATAAACTTCTTGGTAAAATTCAAAGCTTACACAAGGAGTTTTTATATCTTTTCTAATCATATGTTTCTCCTTGCATGGCCGGATCTACTTCTCTTCCACAGACGTTTTTACATCCGAAGCTTGATCTGTACTTTTTCCCTTGGAAGTTTTTTGACTTTTCCCGGCTGAATCATAAATCATATTTCCTTCCATATCAGTGATGGAGTACCCCAGGGCAATATAGGAATCCTTTTTATCTGTCGGAATGCGGATAACTCTTTTGCCTTTCATTGCTTTCAGCATAAACCGCCTCCTACTCTGACTGCTTTGGAGTCTTGGTTGTCTTTTTCTTTCCGGAGTCCTCTGAAACCGGTGCAGCTGATCCCATTGTAGCCTGTGCCTGGATTGCCGCTTTCAGCTCTTCGTTCTCTTTCTGAAGATCTGTAATCTTTTTGTCAGCATCCTCCGCATACAGAGTAGCCTCTGTCAGTTTGGCTTTCAGCTCATCGTTCTCCTTCTTGAGCTTTTCGGCAGTCGCCTTAATGTTCTCCGGCTCGAACAGTATATTGTCATTCTCATCCCGGATAATGTAGCCCATTTTCTTGTACTCATCGAATTTCTCATCCGGGATTCTGAGGATTCTGTTCTTTTTCTCAACTTTATACATATGGTTTCTCCCTTCAAAAATTGGCTCCATGCACACACACAGAGCCAGTCATCAGTTTCTTTTATGCGTTCACATGGAAATCAATAGCGTCCATCTTATGAGGCAGGATAAACACATCCTCGAAAGACTCCTCGAAGTAGTCATATTTACCCTGGGAACCTGCGGACGGCGGGTCGAGCTGAGCGAACTCATAGGAAATAGGTGTGATTACCGCCATCGGATGTACCAGAACCATGTTGATCTGCTTCGCTGTGGAATCTACCTTCCAACCCTCGGTAAAGTCATACTTCGTCTGCATCATGTCACTCGGTACGCTCTCCGGAATCTTCACATCATCAATAGAGTTAATCGCTCTCTTGATTGCATCAGAACGGCTGCCGACATCAACGGTTCTGTAAATCTGCTTCGCATTGTTGATGAGCGTTCTAACATCCGGTGTCACATACAGGATTCTTCCGGCTCTCGGAACTCTCTTGTTATCCATGTCCTTCATCATCTCATCAAAGACGGTCAGTACATTCTCCTCTGTCAGTGCTTCACTGTGGGGCGTCTTCGCTCCGTCAGTGGTCCAGTCTGCATACAGCTTGGAAATGCAGTAAGCATTCATCTCCGGGAACTTCTGCTCCTCGTTGTAAACCTTCGTGATATTTCCGATTGCCACAACGCCCTTAGTCTCGGCAATATCTCTCGGATGTACCAGTGTCTGCCACTGTCTGTGATTCTCCAAGGTCAACGGTTTCCACTCGTTGTTATAGTTACGCTTTCTGGTTCCAATGGTGTCTCTGTCTCCATCGGTACGGCCAGTTGTGGAGATTGTCGGCACCTCGATAACTCTGGAATTTACCCAACGGTATCTTCCATTGTTCGGTGTCGCAAATAAGTCTCCAAAATACAGAACATACGGAAACATCTGCTCCAGTGTCTGTAAATACTCGGTTGCATAATTTAATTTCGCCATTTCATTCTCCTCCTGTTAGTTTTTGTCTGGCTGTCTGATTAAGTTGAACCCAAACGGATTAAACTGTGCTTCTTTGCCTTTGACTCCTTCGCCTCCGGCTCCGCCAGTTCCGCCAACTCCTCTTGCAAAGAACGGCTTTCCTTCCTCTTCCTCGTGGGAATCATCTTCCGGATCGCCATCATCATCGAAAACAAAAGCTCCCTTATAATCGTCATTCTCCATGAGAGACTTCATAAACTCATCACCTCCCAGGAACTTTCCGTCTTCCAGGGTAAAGTTCTTCTTTTCAAACTCTGCTCTCACGCCGTTTTCTGCAGGTTTGCTGGTGAACTTATAACCACCCATGAACATATCCATGGCACGGGTACGCTCCTGGGCTGCAAGCTGTGCAGTCAACTTCTGTGTTTCCTGGGTGTACTTCGTCTCCCAGTCCTTTGCAGACTGCTTGATGCCGTCAATATCCATGTCCTTGTAGGACTGAATCGTTGTATTGGCATCTGACAACTGCTGCTTTACTCCGTCCAGCTCTGTAATCTTGGCATCCAGTTTTTCCTTCGACACATAGCCTCCGGCTTTCACATCTACTACTTGGATTTTCTTGTCAGCATCAATCGCCGCCTCCAGTTCCGCATAGGTCATAGCCTTAGGCTCTTCGCCGTCCTTCGGGGTTCCAAAAAGTTTCTTCAAAAATTCGTAAGCCATTTCACTTACCTTCCTTTCTTCGTTTCGCTGATTTCGTTTAGATTCCGGTTCACTCCGGCACTGCTATCGTGCGTTTATATCTCCGCACGCAAGAGAAGGAGACAGTTTATATGCCATATCACAGGGCAAAAAACAACAGCCAAGCGTTCCACCAACGGACCGGCTGACTGCTATTTGTTTTCGTGGTCTTAAAGGGTGTCTATGAACTTCTGAGAGTTCCCAGGACACGTTTTAAGTGCTTCAATGGTAAATTGTAAGGGTTAATGTGTTACAGCCCTATACGGGGCGAATACCATTTCACCCATGGTTGGGAGATAGCAGGATCACCTCCTTCCTACTCTTCTGTGAATACAACCCAGTCCTTAGCTGCCATATCTGTCTGAGATGGCGTCCATGGCACAAGCCCTTTCGGTGCATTTTCGTTGTCGGTCACAAGCCCGGTAGTGACGATATAGACATACTGCTGAGTCATTTTGCTGTGCTCATCCGGGAACTGCATTTCAAGGTAAATTCCTTTTCCGTTCCAGCCTTTTCTTGCAACGCGCATACCTCTTTCGAGGTACTTATAGGCATCGCTAAACGAGAATGTAGCCTCTCCGCCCAGAATCGGACAGTTTCGACCATCAGCATAAATCCACTCATCTGAAAGAATGTTCTGAATCGTATACTCCACTCTCTGTGTTTCTCTAATGTCCAGACAATCGCCATCTTTGGTGTACATGAGAATCGTCTGAGCTTCTTCATCCCACCACCAGTATCCAGACCATGACGGTAATTTTACCGCGAGTCCTGATTTCATTCCTTTAAACGCTTCTTTGAAATTCATAATTCACTACCTCCTATTCTTCTGTATGACATGTATTTGTTATTTTACCGTATACATCCTCATAAAGTTCCTGCTTGTCACCGTTGTAGGTGTACTCAGCATAGATGCCATCTCCACTGATAGTCGTAGATGCAAGACACTTGTAATTCTGGAGTGTTTTGCATGACCATACCACGAATACATTTCCAAGGTCGATCTGAACCTCCGGTCTGTTCTTGTGGTACCATTCAACGAGTTTCTTCTGTGCTACACTCTCGAAGTGAGCCATTCCTGTAATAATCATAGTTGACCTCCTAATTTGATTTTTTATTCGCCCATACAGCTTTTCCGCTGACTGAGCGGTTAAATGATACTAAGTTACCGTTGCCGTCATATACGGCTGATACCTGCGTTCTGGCGGTATCTACGCTTCGTCCGGTTTGCTTGCAGAAATCCTTCATCTGCGATTCTTTCTCTTTCAGCTTCACAGATTCTTTCTGAAACTCTTCTCGGAAGTACGCTCTGTCGGCTTCTGATTGAACCGTCTGGATATACGAATCATAGGCGGCCAGGATTCTCTTATACTCTCTAACCGCCCTTTCATATTCACGCTGCTTCTGCATACACTCATACTCTGTAAGAAGGTTCCCTGCAAACGAATACTTAGGTCTGCTGTAATCCTCCAGATCATCTTTCGTGTATGCAGGTTTTGAAATCCCCGGCCAGTACGGATAGAAGCTATGTCTGCAATTCCAACCGCACAAACCGGCTCCTGCTCCATATCCGGTTGCCTCATAGAAGTTTTCGTACCCCGGAGCTGTACCCTCAATCTTGAATACCTTGCCCTGCCAAACTGAATGTGAAGGTCTGGCTCCGGCATGAGCCGTTGTCTCATAATACTCAGCTCCAAGTTCCGAAGCGTATAACTCCGTCAGCTTTCCGGCTGTCTGATTTACTCCGGTCAACAGTGCTGTTCTTATGGCTGTATCCAGCTTCGAGATATACCCACTGTCATACATGACCGATGTTCCTTTTGCTGCTGCATCCCGGATAGCCTGTCTGATCGCCTCCTGGTACGAAAAAGCACCGGACGTAACCTTCATATAGGCTGCGTTCAGCGCCTGTATATACTCCTGCTGTGTGGCTATTGCCGTTGTCAGCGTGAGATTTCCTATCTCTCCCCTGCACTTCTCTGCGGCGGCCTCCATAGTTCTCTGCATCGCTCCAGAAAGAACAATATCAGATGTTTTCAGCTTTCCGGCCTGCAATAGCGGCTTTGCATCCTGCAACATCCCGGTCAAGCCTGCATCCCGGAATAACCGCAATATTTCTGTATCGGATTTTCCAGTCAGAACTCCGACCTCCCGGATTACATCATTCATCAATGCTCCGGACTGCTTTACCTGCTTCAACTGCCACTCGGCTGTTGGTGTGATTCTTCCGGTCTTCGCTATTCTTCGTGCCACGTCTCGGATGATCTGCTCATTCAGCACATCGCACATTCCAAGATACCCGGAAGAAAAGCTATTCAAATATTCCGGTGTCAGCACTGCTCACACCCCCTATTCTTCCGTAGGGAATCTGGCTACCGGCTCCGGCATCATGTTCTTTGCCTCTTTCTCCGAGCATCCAAAATACCACGCAAGAAACGTTTCTGTTCTCAGCTTTCCGGCAACCACCATGGACCATCTACGCTGATACTCTGCTTCTGTATCTTCCAGAACTCCATCGCCCCAGTTACAGTTCAGCTCCGTTTCTCCGTCCGGAACCATATCATAAAGCAACGCCAGAACTCTCATGGCGTATATGATTTTCTCAAACCCTTTGTGCCATGCATCCTGCATCGCCGTTACCGTATGGTATGACCTCTGCTTCGACACCCGAATTTCATATGCTGTCTTCTCGATGTCCGTTGGTTCAGACAGTGTGCCATAGGCAAGACCGACCAGGAACACTATTTTCATTAGCTGCTTATTCAGCCCCTGGAATAACGCTTCATAGCGAATCTGCGGTGCATACTCTTTCAGCAGACCTTTATTTGTTCCGTCTGCATTGTCGAAATCAAATGTCTTAAACATCCTTTCCTGCCCTGCCGGAAGAACCGGCTTTCCATGCTTATCAGTCTGGAACAATTCAGAATCGCCCAGGATAGCAGCTTCTGTGGCTTTGTACTCCCACAATACACGCCCGTACTGGATGTCAGCTTGTTCTATTATCTCTGTGGCTCTGGAGAACACCGATACCCCCAATGGTGAGTCCGTATCGATATTATTTGCCTTTGGCACTTTGATGTACGCAAAAAGCGGCTTGTCGATGTTACCGATAATTACCGGCTCTTCTGACAGGCCCGCCCATTCATCCACTTCTGCCAGTGGCACTTCTTTCCGGAATCTATCTCTCACAGCATAGGTTCCATCATCGTTGTACTGGTAAATCTCCTCAGATTTGAACGCCTTATTGATGATTGTGTAGGTCATACCCGTAAGCTCATGGTATTCAAGCCTGGTATACAGGTAATCTCCTACCTTCTTTCCTTCCACAAACACCGCTGCCGTTATCTCTCCCTTGTTGTTGAACGCACATGGGAAAAAATCCACTGCTTTCACGAAATCCAGTTCGATTGCCGTTGGCTTTCCGTTTTCGTCTATGTTCGTCACGAACGGCTTTACTGCAATAGCTCCACCTTCGCAGTACATCTCAACAAATTTGTTCAAGTCCGTAAGCTGGTCTTTCAACTGCTCATTGATGAAATCGGCCATCGGACTGCCGGTTACCTCCATGCTGAACTCCGTCAGTATCAGCCGGGCAAATTCCTCCGAAATCGCAGACGGCAGATTCAGAGGAACTACATTGTCCTTTCCACCTCTCCATGGCGGCTCATTCTTATACATGCTGTGCCACAGCTCTATAGCATTCTGCATTACTCCGGACTCGCATATATCAACGCCCAGGGCTTTTTCCACACTGTTATTCGGCACCAATCTTCTCAACACCTTTCTCAATATATTTGCAATTCTCAATCAGTTCACCCCGTCTTCTTAATGAATTTCTTTATCCTCTTCTCGAAGCTGTACTCCATAGCATCCAGAGAGTCAATATCACTGGTTCCATCATCCAGACGCTCCAGTTCCATTTTCTTCGGATTCCAAACCGCCATGCTGATAGCTTCGAGAACACTTTCACAATCTGGCGTAAAGAACACACGCCCAGTTGCTGAGAGCGTGGTCATTGTGAAGATACGGTCTGTAATCTTGCACTTGGCAGCATTCGTGACATTGATATTTCCCAGTTCCGCCTCAATCATAGCTTTCTGCAAACCTCGTTTCAGCACCAGTTCCGCAGAATCGCAGTACACATTCGTAATGAATCCGTACCGGTCCAATATCTTCTCAACGAATTTCATAAACATCCGGTTCAAATCATCGGGGTCTGTTCCGTCTGCATCGTGCCATTCAGAGGACAGCACATACAGTTTCTCATATCCCTGGGTAATACCAGACGCAACAAAAGCGTGGCCGGAGCCGTTACCTCCGAAGTCCACGCCTATATTCAGTTCTATGAACTCTCCACGTTTCGCCATGTCAATCGTCTCTTCCAACGGCACGATGTACTCATCGTCCTCCGCCGCTATGGAAGTTGCCAGCTTAACGTATATCAGGCCTTCTGCAATACTTCTCTTACCTTCAATATCTCGGATGTACCAGATGCTGTCCTTGTCATACTGGCTGACAATCTCAGCTATTCTCTGCTTCGGGATGTTGATATTCTCGAAGATATTGAAATGCTCGTAATTGTAACCACCCAGAAGCTCTCCCTTGGCCGCTTTCTCAGCGTATTTGTCAATGTAATCAACGTATATCGCCGCCTTAGGATGGTCTGGGTTCAAGTCCCAGAAGATTTTTCTGTTCTTGGCTGCCAGTTGTCGGTTGAATGCCTCTTTGATGGTGTTGTCATGATGCAGGTTGATCTCGGTTGCAATCCACATACCGTATGAGTTACCTCGGATTTTCTTGTAACTATCGGACGCTGCACCTCCGGCGAAGATTACAATCTTGTCTTTGTACCCCGTATCCGGGCCATTTATCAGCAGGCAGTCATTCCCTTTGTACTGAGTCCACCTGCACTGCCCACGAAATATATACTCAAGACCGAACCCATTAGCATCTCCAATGTTCAGCTTAGCATTCGCCATAGTCGAACCAGTCGCCAGGTGGATTCTATCCTTCGTCGTTTTTAATTCGTGAGCAAATGCGAAAACATTATCTACCGTCTTACCGGAACGAACAGCACCTTCCAGGATATTGTAGGTACTGTTCGCACAATTTTTGATATACCGCTTGTGCTTGTCGCTGAAATTGAACCCTATACGCTTGCGCCTGTTGACCTTGACATACGGGTTGGATAAGCCCTTATTCTTCGCCGCCATAAATGTCGGCTTCGATACCCTCCATGTCTTCTATCTCGTAAAGACCAATTTCCTGCTTATCTCTCCAGATGTCCGGCCTACGATTCTTCAACCAGAAACAGCACGCTCCTACGTCCGGTATGATGTCCTCTTCGGTCTCAACCGTCTCTATCTTCGCAGGCTTGGTATTACCGTCTTTGTCCATCTCAATAATTTTCCGGGTTACTTTCGTTTTCTTCTTACTTCCTTTTGCTCGCTTATACAGACTCAGTTCGACTTCTGCATCTGCATATTCTTTTCCGGCGGCCAGAGCCTCTGCAAACTCCGGGTAATCCTTTTTCCAACGGTTGATTGTCCTCGGAGATACCTCGAATGCGTCAGCTAAATCCTCATCCGTACCGCCTCTCATGCACAATACCCTGGCAATTTTTACAAATCTCTCATCATACTTCTGCTTTGCCGCCATTCAACCACCTACTTCCCTGCCAGGTAGTCAGCCGCCCAGTATTCAATCATCTGCCATTTATTCTTACTGGTAATCGTGCCGTCCTTCTCTGCTTTTTTCAGAGCTTTTTTGATTACTTCTGCCGATTCTACCGGAATGGCAGCACTGCCAAATACTTTCGCAAGGTACGTCCAATCCATGTCTGGGTCAAAACCGGCATCGTCCATTTTCTCATTTGCAGCATCAATCATGGAATGGACTGCCGCCCCTACGTTCCGGATGTCCGTAAACTGCTGGTACTTATCCAGTGTCTCCACGAACTTCTCACACTGCTCATAGGCAGCAACACCGATAATCTCAGCACAACTACCGTTCAGATTCTTCATCAGTGCGTCCAAGTCTCTAATCTGGTTCGGAAGAAACGCAAACGCAATGGTCTTGAAATCAAACTGAACCGCCGGAGTATTCAGCTTATCAAACTGCTCCAACGGTTCTTCCAGAATTTCTTTCCCTATATAGCTCTCCATCATATCATCGACGTTATCCATCAGCTTCACAATTTCTCTCAGCGTACTCTCATCATCAAACCCAGAGATTGCATTGTGAGCCAACTGCTTAGAAGCCGCCTTGCTTCGGGTCAGCCCGCTCTTATCCAGGATAACGATAATCTCTTTCAGTCCAGCCTCTCTTGCACTCTTTACTCTGTGATGCCCTGAAATAATCTCCAGCTTCTCTCCCATCAGTGCAATCAGAGGTAAACTCTCCAACTGCCCTCTGTTTTTGATGTTCGCTGTGAGCTGGTCCTGCATCTCATTTTTCATTATCCTGGCATTGATGTCCTGCTCCTTAAGCTCGGCTAACTGCACCTTCGCAATGTACAACTCCGTACCCATGTCATAAATTATTTCATATTTTGCTTTCTGCTCTTCTGCCACTGTCTTTCCCTCCTTAACCATTCTTCCAATGTTTCCTGCTCTGTCCGATCAGTCAACTCCGCTTCGTATGTCAGTTTGAAACCGTTATTCTTATCCTTCTGTCGGTTTACCAGCTTCATAATGCCCCGGACTTCTTTATTCTCCGGGTACTTCGTCAGCATAGCTGTCCGAACTTTTGTTACCTTCTCACGCTCCAGATCGTCCAACAAGGTTTCTGTGAAGCAGTGGTTCTGTGCCAGCATATACAGTAGTCTACCGAGCCGATACGTGGTGTGTGGGACCTTCATAACGTACCAGATGAAGAGTGATGTGGCTTGCATCTTTGAAATCCCAAATACGCCCGATACCATCCCGTCAATCAGAACAGCTCTATTGAACGTAGCCGATGAACCAACAAAATTATGCGTCCATAGCTGTCTGTAATACTGTGCCTCTGCTGCCTTAATAGAGATGATCTGTACCTTGCTTTTCTCCGTTATCTCGTAATCTCTCGGCAACATACTACAGTCAATCGGTGCCAGCTTACTCACGGAAGGTCTTTTGATTTTTCTCCCCTCTGCCAGTGCCGCCGCTTCTTCTCCTCTGTTCGAGGTAATGTAGCTGTTCAAATCTGCTCTCGTACCGGCTCTTGCAAATATCGGCTCTCCTACAGCCTCTCCGGTTCTTTTTTCCTGGTAGCAAACAACCAGCGCATTCGCATTCATGCACCGGTCAAACAACTCAACGTGTCCTGTTTCCGGGTCGAACAGCTTATACTCTGGTTCCTTCCAGGTCATTTTCCCTTGTGTGTCATAGAACTTCTCATAGCCGGAGAAGTAGGTCGGTGGATTGGCAATAACCAGCGTGTGGGGATCGTCAAGCACCTCGTCCAGATGGTCCCACATATCCAACGGTCGGTATGTCATACCGTACATTTCCTTCTTGATGTTCTCTAAACTCTGCCGGATATGCTCAATGTGTTCCTCTCTTCTGTCTCTCAAATCTTTCAGCAGATTAAAGAAATACTCGTTACCGGCTGTCTTCGATGTTCTAAGATACATCTGAGCATACAGGGCAACCGCCGGGTCCAACAGTTCCTCATCAGAAAAGCCCTGGGCGTGTATCTCCAGTTCGTCAAGCGGCTTGCCTGTAATGGCATACCCCATAACCGAACTCATCATAGACACATCACTTGTCTCAATCTGCTCCGGCTTATACCCGTTCTGGATTGCCAGGTTGCTCATGGCGAATGTTCCGGCACATGGCTCTACAAACCTCGTATACCCGTTCTTCGCAGCATTCTTTATCAGATTTACCAAGTATCTCTGCTCCACCGTACCCAAGCATCCCAAGAACATCTCTCCTGGGTCTCTGAAAAATGCCATCGCTTATCAACTCTCCCTTCTCTCGTTGCATTAAAAAAGGCACCGTACCCTTTCGGATGCGATGCCGTTGTTTTTGGACCGGAGCCCTGCGATGAACAGGGTCTCAACCATGGAATAGTTGCGTGCTGTCTACACCAGCTCCGGATATTATATTAAAGCGCCCATACCAAACAGACTCATTTGCTGGTAGCCATCATCCGGCTTCGTCTGCACTTCGGGCTTCTTACTTGCTGTTGCCGCTTTCTTTCCCTTCGGGGGGTTCGGGTCTGGAAGTTCTTCGATAATCTCTCCGGTGTTCTCTACCCACCACTCAGCAAAAACAGTTCTGTGACACCAATCTTCCGGGATTCTCACATCCTCGTAGCACAGAAGGACCAAATCCTTTCCCTGGGCCGCTGCGTCACGTTCCATCTTCATAACCATGTTGATGATTCTGTCCTTGCCTATGCCGTTCAGCTTCTCGTAATAGGCTTTCTTGAAATCTTCCAGGTTCATTCTCAGCATATACCCTTTCGGTGCCAGTGAGTAGCACTGATTTTCCAGTCTGTACGCCAGTTTGAATTTCGGCGTCCCGATGCTGATTCCTACACAGTAATATTTGCCATCTGCAAGCTCTTTGTTGCTATATCTGCTCGTATAAATTCCCATTGTCCGTCTGCTCCTTTTCCCTTGAAAAACCGTTGTTTTCCATACTTTAATTATACCAGATTACCTACCTAAGTACAGGGAATACAGGCTGTTTACCGTTTTTTAAGAATCCCTTCCTCCGGCTTTGCGGTCCGAAGACCGCTCAGCCATCAGAGAAGGAAAAGTCGATTCACAGTGCTCCATTTTTATGGTGTGACATATGGGCTTTTGGCACTTACTACGTTACCACAGGTATTTTACCCTCGTCAATTCCATATTTTCTACTGTTTTTGAACCCAGTTTTCTCACACACCCAACAGGTACACAGCTATGATCTTGCAGGCGTTCCCGATGTCCTTATAGACAGTCTTCTCACTCACGCATTCCTCACTCGCAATCTGAGCAACCGTCTTTTCTTCCTCCGCTATGTAGTATTCGTACACTTCCCTGTAACACCGCATAGCTTCTGGCTTTTTCGATGTTTCGCATTCCTCCCGGTACGTCTCAATCGCACGCTCTATCCGGTTGATGTAATACATATTCTCCGCCCTGCGTTTTTCTTCTTTCTCTACTACGCTTTCCTGGCTATTGATATGTGCCGAACCCATCAAATCTCTTAGGAACGCCCACCGTTTTTCTACTTTCTCGCCTTCCGTAAATTCTTCATCTTCCGGGATTTCCCTTTTCAGTCTACGGTAGTCTGATAACAATTTCTTGGTTCTTTTTACCTTATCAGCGTTACTCTGCTCACGTTTTTCGGTCTTTTTTCGCTCTTCTCTGCACATTTTGACCGCTTCTCTCGCAGATATTTCCGCTATCTGTGTCAGTTCTCTCCCTGTTACCCGGTAGATTCTGTTTTCCTCCAGACTCTCCGTTTCCACAGGTGCGATTGCTAACAGTTCCTGCTCACTCTGCCTTTCCATATACCGCCATACCTCCTTGACTTTTCTTGCTCTGCTCCATATAATGAATCTATCTACGAACATTTGAGGAGCTGCCATGGGGATATGGCGGCTTTTCTTTTTATCTCCGGTACTTCTTGCATGAAGCGAAGTGCGAAATATAACCTGCTCCATCTCCACGCTCGCCTACCAGAATTCTTCCTGCCACTACCTCTCCGTCCGGCGTGACGATTTTTTCTTTTCCGGTGCTGTCCTTCTTGTAATTATGCAGTGCCATGTCTACCGGCATATTCTTTCCGGACTTCATCCGCACCCACAGGATTCTTCTGCCACACTGACGGCACGTTCCTTCGCTTGCCCTGTTGATCACAGCCGCACCTTCTTTCCCATTCCTGCCGTTCCGTATCTCAAAGCCTCATTCAGAATCGCAACCATCTCCGTAATGCTTACCGCTATTGCCTGGTTCCGGTTTCTGTCATTGATGCTTACCATGCCGGTCTGCAAACTGGCCTTGATTCCGACATCCGTTACTTTCTGATACAGGATTCTCTTCTCTTTCTGAAATGCTCCGGTTCCTTTGAACTTCGTGTATGTGCCCTTCGTCTCAGCGTACACTCCATCCATCGGTCCTTCCTTCTGGTCTGTAACATGCCCTATGGTAAAATCACTCATATCCTTCCTCCTTTACTCAGGCAATGATGTTCCGGTTACCTGCTTTGCTCCTATGCTGCTTAATTTCTTCAACACTTCCGGGATATTCATTCTTTCAATCGTGTCTTTCGCAAGGTTTTCTTTCAAATTCTGTTCCAGCGATTTTATCAGAGATTCCTCTACCTCTCTCTTAGCATTCGCAATCAGCTTTTCAACCTTCTTTCCAAGTTCCTCTTCCAGATACTGACTCGTGAGCAGACCGGCGGCGGATAATTTCCTGTCACTGGAATAACTTGCAATGCGGCCGTCCCTGTCATATCTCTTTTCCGTAAGGAACAGTTCAAATCTCTCTCCCACATATTCAGACAGGGGCTTGTACGTTACTTCATCGCTCCAGGCGCTTTTCTTTTCCGGGATAACAATCTTTCCAATCTTCTCCTCGCACACATTCGCAATGAACTGGTCTACGGTTGCCTGTATCGTTTCTTCCGCCTTCAGAATCTTCTCTGCAATTTTATTATCCACTGCCTTTACAGCTTCATTCGTTGCCTTTTCCAGAAGGGCGTTTTCCACGCCCTCCACAATCCGTTCTCTCAACTCATCATCGATGGAATATGCCTCTTCATCCATCCAGTCAAGTTCTACTTCGATATTAAATTTTGCCATTCGACTTTCCCTCCTGTTTCTGCTTTTCTGCTTCTGCCGTCATTCTCTGGAAAATACAAAAGCCCTTGCACCTGTCCGGCGGCACTCCGCATGATTTACACGATATGAACAATGACCCATCTTCTTTTCTCGGCCTTTTATCCATTTATTATCCCTTCATTTCCTCTTCAACCTCTGCTCCGCACCGGCAACAGATATTCTGAATCGGCTCGCCCAGTTCTCCTCTGAAAATCTGGATGTTATCCATGGAGATCACCGCCGTACACATCGGGTCATAATGCTCTGCCAGGAAACGCTTGATAGGTTTCGCCGCTACCTCGAACTCCTTCATCAGCTTCTCGGCTTTTTCTTTCTCTTCCTTCTCTGGATGTAGAAACTTGTCATAATCAATCCAGTGATTGTCAATGTACCTTCTCTCCAGAAGCTTTCTTTCTCCGTGTTCTTCTATGACAACCTGATCTTCTTTTACGTTGATAATCTTTACCGGCTCGTCCATGTATTTCCGTGTGGGTCCAGGTTTAGGTGAAAGCACTGGAAAGTCGAAAACAAAGTGTACTGGTGAGAATGGTTCAGGATTGAACGCCTCCGCTGTTCTGATTGCCGTTTTACCTACCAAATCTCTTAAATTCATTTACTCTTCCTCCTCTGGTTCATCATATCCATATTCATCGTCTTCGGTGTCGGTTTCATCTTTCTCAGAGCCACTTGTAGTCTCTGTACCGTCCCCTGCACCGTTTAAATCGGTTTCATCAGTAAATTGTGTATCCTCCGGGTTATCGCCCGTAGAATCGTCATATACGCTCTCGTCTGCATCCTCATATTCTTCCACTGGGCCAGGAAGGGCATGTTTATCTGCCACCTCTCCCGGAAGTTCCGGATGTTCGATGTACTCCGGGCCAATATCCGGCTCGATTCCTGCCGGTCCCGGCTCTGTCACATCTCTGTAGTCTGCATCGAAGATACTTCTCTGTGTTGTATCGGCTACCGGCCGCATTTCATACTCCCCGGTCTCCTCATTCAAGAACAGTTCCATCTCGGTATCATAATTGCCCTTCTTCATATCTTCAACCTTCATCTGGCTTGTTACCTTGTGGCTGAACTTCGGCTTCGCAATCTCTCTGCTTTCTCCGGGAATGTTTGGATTGTAATTCGGCACATACTCTCTCACGAGCGATACATCCAGTTTCAGCGTCAGCGTTCCTTCCTGGCATTCCTTTTCCTGCATATTACCGAGCAGTCTCTGTAATACGAAATTCATATCTCTCTTCATGTCATTAAAGGTATCGCCATCAAAATTCAATTCTTTCACAAAATCGCTCATCCTACTTACCCGCCTTTCCGAACTGGATATTATGTTCTTTCATGTACTCCTGCAAATCCTTCAACTGCTGGAACGTACCAATCGCATAGAAGGTTGCCTTGTATTTCTTCTCTTCCGGAAGAACTTCTTTTTCGGCCGGCTTTTCTGCAGGTTCCTCACTCTGCACATCTGCCGTCTTATCCGGAACCGGTGTATCGTAGCCAGATTCCGAAGCTCTTTCCTCCTGGGTCTGCTGTTCTACCAGTGCTTTTTCTCTCTCCGCACGTTCCGCAGCGATTCTTTCAGCCTCCTGGCGTCTGCGCTCCTCTGCTTCTTCGGCTCTGGCTTCTGCTTCGGCTCTCCGGCGTTCCTCTTCCTCGGCTTTTCTCTTACGGTCTGCTTCCATCTGTTCTTCAAACTTAATCAGGCGGGCATTCTCAGCCATGGCCTGGGACATATCAAGTGTCCTCACATATACATCCTTCGCATTCAGCTTGTACTTGCTATCCAGTGCATCAATAGCCGCCAGGTCGCTCTTTACTCTCTGAACCTTTTCCTGGATTTCGGTTGCTGCCTTGCTTTCCTTGAAGCTCACGTTCAGATACTGTGCCTCAAACACTCGCTCAAAAGGAAGAACCTCTGCCAGCTCTCCGATTGCCTCAGCATATACATCCTGCAATCTGGCTTTCTTCTCCTCTTTTACGCTGTTCTCATATTCCTTTACCTGCCCGTCAATGATGCTGATCTGTTCCTTGATGAGTGCCGTTACATCCTTCAAGTCACTCTCGAACACTTCATACGGCTCCATGCACTTTTTCTTGACGAGCTTTCTTCTGTCCTCAATCTCATTGAGCAATTTTCTAAGGGCAGCTCTGTCATTCTTCGCATCTGATACCGTATCTTCCGTATACACCAATCCCTGGTATGCTGCCACAATTCTTCTGACATTCTCCTCCAGCTCTGCTTTGTTCCAATCAATCCTCTGCAAGAACCCGTCTTCCGTTGGATTTACCAGTCTTATCTCCATTTTTTCATCCACTGTGAATTTCCTCCTATTCTTCCTCTGACAAATTTATAATCGTCACTTCTGCTCTCGGATTCTCTGAGTAGAACTTCCGGCACTGGCAGTCAACAATCTGCGTATCATCGTAATATGCCAGGTTGTTGAGGCTGTCAGCGATAATCTTTACTACGTTATCCATATCCGGTTTCTTAGTCGGGCGTATCTCTCCTGCCAGCATCGCAGCTCTTTTTTTCTTCGATGCCGACTTAGGAATCCGGTAGTACGCCTTAATCCTCATATCCAGCATCGCCTCTTTCGGAAAACTCTCTGTCCCGTAGGCTGTCTGCCATTCCAGCTTTACCAGATTTTCATAGGACACCGTATCTTTCGGGGTTATGGCATGGCCGGTCTTCGTATTGAATCTCGGTCTGCCTTTTCCTTTCGGCTCCCCGTACACCGTAAACTTCGCCTTTTTCATGTCCGCCTCCTACTGACTTCCCAGGTTGCTTTCTTCAAGCATGGCCTGGATGCAGTACCAGCTACTTTTCTTTCCTTCTCTTGCAACCTTGATATGCCGGGTTGTATAACCATTCATTACCAAGATTCCTGCAATAGTCCGTCTGTCCTCCGCACTGAAAATTCTCAGCGTGGCATCCGGCTCAAACTGCTCATCTGCTGTCTGCATACCGAACAGCTTTGCCGGGTGGATTTCCAGGGTTTCTGCAATTTTGATGAGGGAAGATACCGGAATGTCTACTCTGCCTTTTTCATAATCCGCTACCGCCGACTGGCTCTTACCGATTGCTTTTCCCAGCTCCTCCATCGTCATATCCTTTTCTGTCCTGCAACTCCGGATATTCGCTCCAATCTCTGCCATATCCATATGTCACTTCACCTCCATATCACACCTTCCCCTGCAAGTTCCGCATGACCTGTTGGAACTTCGCCCTCGTTTCCTCAGACATTCTAGGTTCCGGTTCTGTTTTTTCTTCTGCCTGCTTCTTAGCTTCGAGCGCAGGCTGCTCTTTCTTTTCCAACTCCAGCGCATTGTCTCTCATGCTGGCAATCAGCAACCGGATTGATTCCGGCAGTTTTTTCTCTTCGCTGATTCTCTGCACTGTTGTCCTGTAATTCCGGATAAAATGAGACTGCTCTACCGTCTCAACCCTTTCAGAATCCATCAACGCCCACTCTTTCAGATTTGCCGCACTTCCTACGGCTCTCTGGCAAGCCTCCGGTAGTTTCTCAAATTCTTCCACTGAATGATACCCGGAATTTCTGACCGCCTTTCTTACCAAAGACCATGCCTCCAACTCACTCATGCTGCTATCCACGCTCTCAACAATCTGCGTTGCCTTTTCTCTGATGTCTGCTATTGTTGGTGGAAACTTCTCTGTCAGCATATACTTCTGGATTGCTACGTTGGCCTGCTGATACGGAATATCTTTCAGCAACTCAAACCATACATTGAAGGCATCCTGGTCTGGAATGAATGTCGGCTGTGCGTATACAGCTTTCATTCCCTTAACAAGCGTTTTGAACTCTCCTCTTGTCATTACCAGTTATCTACCTCACTCACTCTGTTCTGAATCCTGTCCCCGGCTGGTCTCTGCGGAATCTGCGTCATTTTATCCCAGATAATGCCTTTCCAGTTATTTGACATACACTCCTCAATCAAATCACACACCCGACCTTCTCCAAATTCTGCTACTTTCTTTTCTACCTGCCGGAGAAGGGATTTCATTCCCTGCTCTTTGTAACCTTCCTTGCGTTCAATCTTGTATGTACACCATTCACACATCTTTTCTCTGATTTCGCCGCCAAGCGCATAATCTGGAACCAGACGCTCATAGAGCTGCATCGTGTCTTCCTTCTTTGCGGTTGCCTTTTTCGGCTTCGGTGGTTTTTCTACTGGCGGTTTCTCCTGCTCCGGTTCCTGCATCTCTGGAATCAATGCCTCCGGCGTCTGGGAGCCGCTCAGTTTCTTCTCATCCTGGATGCGGCGATAATACTTCCTCTGCCGGTCCGCCTCTGTAGAACTCTGTCCGATGAAATTCTGAATGTCCATCATATAGATTGCACCGTTATCCAGTACCTCTACCAACTTCAACTGCTCAAAAATCTTCATCGCACGTTCTACCGTCCCTACCTGGTGCCTCGTAATCGTTGAGATCATCTCCAGACTGTACGGGATGTAGTCCTTGTACATCAACCGCCCTTCATTTTTCAGGCTCCGCAGGTACATCTTCATGAGTATGTCGCTGTACAAGTACCCGTCCTTCATTCCCTGGAGAAGCAGCATTTCATCAGAATCAAAGAAATCCTCTTTCAGTTTCAAATAGTAATATTTCTTATTGTCTGCCATCTACTCACCGCCTAAATTCCGGCTACCAGGTTCGTAATTGAAATCGGTCTCTTCAAAACCTTTGTATGCCTACAACAATCGCACATCTCGCATCTGTCCGGTTCAGCCTCCCCATTCTTCACTCTGAGGATTCTCGGCATATTCGTTTCTACCATGTGTTTCGCTTCATCGAGATAGTTCTGCGTCACTTGAATCACTTCGATGTTTGGCTCCTCTTCCTTCGTTCCGGCCGCAATGTAGAATGGCAGTCTCTCTCCAGTATTCTGGTACACAATTTCCTGGTATATTGCACCCTGGATATCGTAGCCCCAGTACCGCACAAAATCTAGATAACCGATGTCTTTTACCCACTCCAGCTTAGTGATCGATGCCATAACCTTAAGATCCGTAATGGCGATTCCTCTCACGAAGCTGTCAATTTTGATTTTCCATTCTGCCCCGAACAGCTCTCCAGTCATAATGACCTGTTTTTCTCCGCTCATATACTGCATGAACAGTGGGTCTCTCTCCATTCTGGCGATGATTCTCTCTGCTTGCTTATAATTTGCTTTCAACTCGCCTTTCTGAGTGAAGATTTCTGGATTCTCTTTCTTGAACTCTTCGAGCGTTCCTTCAAAGTAGGAATCCACGTAGGAACCCACCAGAAGCGGTGTGGTCTTTTTCTGCTCCCACCGTTCTTCCAGCTTCTCAACCGCCGAAAATTCACACGCCATCTTTCCGTATGTTCCTGCGAAATCCTTATACTGGGACACGCTCATGTACTCTTTGTTCGCTTCTTTGCTATAATAATTCTCTGCCGTCAAAACCATATGCCACTGCCTCCTACGCCTCTTCCAAAATCATTCCGTCAATAACCGGTTCCGCCTGCTTCTTGGCTTTTATCGCCGCAAATGCGTCTACCGGCTTATCATTCTCCGGCAGCAATTCCTGTCCTGTTGTTGCTCCTGGAAGGGACTGCTGATTGAATACCACGTCTCCACCGTCTTCGTAAGCTTTCTGCTGCTCTATATTGTCAAAGTCCAAATCAATCAACTTGCACAATCTTCTCAATACCGTTTTCTTGTACATCTCACCAGTGCTGTTTTTCCATGCCTGGCTGTCTTTTGCTTTAGAGTATGTGTTTCTGACATTTTCAATGTCTTCCGAACTCATCGTGTCATACATCATCGAACCATCTTCAAAAACCACAATAGCGAATGCTCCAATCATCTGTTCATTGGAAAACGGCTTCGGTCTGTACTGCACATTCTGTTTGCCTCCATCTACCTCTTCCATGAAGAAATCGCCCTGCCGTACTACTTTCGCAAAAATGTCTTTAATCTTATTTTTGCTGTACCGCTTGCACAATTTGATCTCGCCCTTATAATCGGTCTGAAAGCTGAGGTTTCCGCCATACGGGATGGCGTAACACTCGCCGTTGAAGAAGTCCAGTCCCAGGTACGCTGCTTTCGCTAAGCAAACCGGGATGGTTTCCGGATTGATTTTCTCCAACTGTGCTTTCTTCTTATCGTCCTTCATCATATCCTGGATCACTGTAATGCAATTCAGAATAAATCTCTGCTGATTAAACCCGGCCGGTAACGCTTCTTTGTTCTCGGTCAGTTTCTTCGTCAGTCCGGTTTTTATCGTGCCGTACCACTGTTCTACGGTCATCTGTCCCATATCCTACCTCCTATGCTTTTTCCAGGCTCTCGCCCAATAATTCAAATATTTCATCAATCGTCATGCCTTTTAAGCACTCCTCGCACACATAACTTCCGCAGCTCTCATAGAATCTGTCACCCGGATAAATTCCTTCCAGACATTCCGAACAGATATGAACCTCTTTCGGTTCTGGAGCATTCGGGCATCTCGGATGGCAAGGATCCTGTCCGCATATCTCACACATCTTCCTCTTCCTCATCCGGTATCTCCAGAACACCAGTCACGCTCTGTATCATTTCCGGAATCCACAGTCTTGCAAGTATCGCCGCTGGAAGAATCAAATACTCTCCTCCAAAAGCTACCCTGTCTCTCTGCTCACAAGTCATCACGATACAGAAGCACTGGAAAATTCCCATGATGCTTATGTATGCTATCCAGCCCAGGACCTCTGCCATATCCACTGTGTAGATTCTGCTCAGTTTCTTCCACAGAACCCTGTGCATCCTACGTCTCATAACCCTGCTTCTCATGCTGTCTGCCTCCGTTCAGTGAAAATTCCGATGTTGATTCCCTTGCTGGACTCAAATCTTTCTATCAGTTCCTCTTTGCTCTCAATTCCGTAATCTCTTTTCAGAATTTCAAGCATTTTCTGTACGTCCATACTCACACCTTCTTCAAATACTTCTCGCCTACGATTTTCAGCTCACTGATGGACTCCGCAACTTCATCTAAAAAAGCCAGGATCTTTTTCAGCTCCGGCTTCTCCGTTTCGTCGATGATTCCATCTTCTGTAATGTCTACGAGTTCTTTTTTGATGCGGTTCAGCTCATCGCAATCCAGTCTCTTCATCAGCCGAAGGGCTATCCCTTCCAGACCTTTCGCCTCTGTTGCAACCGGAAGATAACTGCATATCGGGCATTCATGCTTGCAATACCCGGTTTTCAGCTCCGGTGCATTATAGAGGTCCGCCATGAGAACCACCTTGTCTACCGGAACTACCTTCGTATTTCCCAACTCGTAATCTGCGAGTGTCGAAACAGATATGCCAAGCAACTCCGCCGCACCTTCTCTGGAGTATAGCCTCTCGTTGTACATTGCTGCCCTTTTTCTGGCAACAAAATACACATTTTCATTACCTTTCGTAGAGCCTCTTCCCATTTCTTCACACCATCTTTCCTGTTACAATTTAACTGTCTTTAGAGGAATCCTGTTTCCCTTGATATTCCTGGATTCCGAGTGCACCGCTTATCACTTTCATAACCGGTGGCGAATAGCATCTGCCACAGATAATTGCATTCAGATATTGTGTGGAGTAACCAGTCTTCTCAGCCAGCTCCGCTGTATTCATATCCAGGTCAATCATGGCTTTTCTTGCATCCATACACCAATCTCTGGTTGCTTCTTTCATGGACGCTGATGCCTTTTCGATATTGAGAAGGTCACTGATTGCACTTGCAATCGAATCCGAGTAAATCCGGCCATTCACAACTCCGGACACCCTGGTTCTTGACTTGCCGATTCTCTCAGCCAAATCGTTGATAGACCAGCCTCGTTCAATCAGACCTTTCTTAACTTCCTTGCCCCAGTCAGTGATATTGCCCTGCATTATGCTTTTCCTCCTTTCTGATGGATTTTTGCATATGTAGTTTACTTTCTCGAAGTAAAATGATACAATTTAACGGTACAAGCATACACTACATACGCAATCACAAACTACTTATGCGATTTAGCACTTCCCATTTGCGAATCATTTGTAGCTTGTGATTGTATTGTAGCTCGAAAACTCGAATTTGTAAAGAGTTTTTCTTCGATTTTTCGAATTATTTTACGGAGGTGCTACATGGAAGCAATCGACAGAATTGAAACAGTTCTCGAACAGAGGGAGCAAACGCCTTATGCACTGTGCAAATTTCTTGGCATTAACCAGTCTTCCTACTCTACCTGGAAGGCTCGGAACACATTACCGCCAGCTAAATACATTGCAGACATCGCCCGGTTTCTGCACGTCTCTACCGACTACATTCTGACCGGAAAAGAATCTGCTTACACTGACGCGCAGGCTGAGACCTACACCGATGACGAAAAAGAGCTGCTGAGTATTTACAAGGCTCTGCCAACAGAAAAGCGTTATGAATTTAAAGGGGAAATGAAAGGCTACCTCAAAGCTCTTGAGGAAAGCAGAAAATACCTTGACGGTGAAAAAAGATTATCCGTTTAGATTGGTATCGTCGTTTCAGATGATGCCGGACAGGAGGGCTTATGGATTCAAAGAAATACTTTTTCCTGGCTTTGACCGAAGAACAACTGAATTGCGATGCTGCGGCTCTACTGCTCTATCTCTCTTCCTTCTGTTCTTCTCTGGAGGAAGGGCCTGCATCGCTGTCTGCCGGAACCATCAACAAAATAGCACACCTACGGAAGAAGCTCTCGCTTTCTGTTCGTGAGTTTCTACCGTTGGTTCATACCTATTCTGACACTCTGACAGACATCGACTGCCGCCGGGCGTTGGTTTTCGCTCTTGACGGCAACATCCATGGCATAACCTCTCTCTGTGAAGGGAGGGTTCCTGCATGGAGCAATTAACATCCAATAACAAATTTACTTTTCATGGGGAAGACACCGGCTTGTCAGTAGTAGATTTCTGGTCCTGGGCTTACAGTGATCTGCTCAACAACACAGACCGGGGCGTACTTGCAGAATACATAGTACGCAGTGCGTTATTACCCCCCCCCGATTCGAAAATGCGAACTGATTGGCTCCCCTTTGATTTGACCAGTCCTACCGGACAGCGAATCGAAGTCAAATCCGCTTCTTATCTCCAATCCTGGGATGAAGCGTACCACGAGCATATACAGTTCAACATAGCACCTCGCAGAGCCTGGGACCCGAAAGCCGGATACTCTCCGGACATCAAGCGACATTCTGACCTCTACGTTTTCTGCCTCTACAAAGCACTGACGAAAGATGTCTCGCCGCTTGCCCTGGAATACTGGGAGTTCTATGTGTTGCCTACCTATGTGCTCAACGAGCAAAAGCCCAATCAGAAAAATATTTCTCTTAATTCACTGAAAGCTCTAAAACCTTACATAACGGATTTTGCCGGATTAAGGGATGTGATATTGAATTGCCCGATTAAAAGGGCGTAGAAATGAACATGCGCCGTTCTGTAATGGGACGGCGTATTTTTGGAGGAAAAATATGATTTCAAACAGTGCTGCCACTCACGCAAAAGTGGCTATCTACATACGAGTCTCTACCCTGCATCAGATTGACAGGGACTCTCTGCCTATGCAGCGTCAAGACTTGATTGCATACGCCAAGCTGATACTGAACACTGACGATGTGACGGTCTTCGAGGATGCCGGGTACTCTGGTAAAAATACTATCCGGCCAGAATTTCAGAAAATGATGTCTCAGCTCCGGACCGGCACATACACACATCTCCTGGTCTGGAAGATTGACCGAATCTCCAGAAACCTTCTGGACTTTGCCGAGATGTACCAAGAGCTTAAAGACCTGGGCGTTACCTTCGTCTCGAAAAACGAGCAGTTCGACACCAGTACGGCTATGGGAGAAGCGATGCTCAAAATTATCCTTGTCTTTGCGGAGCTGGAGCGCAACATGACCTCAGAACGTGTCGCTGCCACCATGATTTCCAGAGCCAGCAACGGGCAGTGGAACGGTGGACGTATTCCTTACGGCTACGATTATGACCCGGAAGAACAGACTTTCAGCTTCAACTCCGGTGAATACAACATCGCCCATTTGATTCATGACAAATACGAAGAACTCCGCTCCTTAGTTTATCTGGCCCGGTATCTGAACGAACACGGCTACCGGACTCGTGCCGGTAATGACTGGTCCCCGGTCTCTCTGGATATTATCCTCCGCAGCGTATTCTACTGCGGCGATTACCAATACAACCGCCTCAAAGAAGGGGACCGGCAACGTCCTAAGGATAAATCTGAATGGATTACCGTAAAAGACCACCACCCGGCCATCGTAAGTCGGGAACAGAAAGAACGTATCCTTGCACTCCTGGAATCCAACCGCAGGCTCAAATCATTTCGTAAGAGTGGCAAGAGCAAATACACGCACATTTTCTCCGGCCTGCTCATCTGTGGAAATTGCGGTCAACCTATGACCAGTTCCATTTCCACCATAAAGAAGACTACTGGCAGACGCTATTCTCTCTACTTCTGCCCTACGCACAGGAAAAGCAAGCTGTGGTGTACCGGAAAATCTACCTCAGACCCAATCGTTGGCGAGTTCGTCTTCAACTACATTCTCAATATGCTCAACGCTCAAAAGGCGTTCTCTTCGGAAACGAGCATACAGGAACTGGAACAGCAGCTACTCTCCGGCGATACTTTCTCCCCGGTGGCCGCCATTGCCCCGGACGGATTGCAGGATCTGTTTCATACGCTCCGCACCGGAACCATCAAGGGAGAGGTCTTCGGAAAAGACGTCAAAATCAAAACAGGCTCCGAGCCACCATTGCAACTATCAAAGCTCAAAAAGGAAAAGGTCCGTCTGGAAAGAGCTATTGACCGTCTGAACAAACTTTTCCTCTATTCCGAAAAAGCCATGTCGGAATCTGAATACCTTACTCAGAAGATTCAGCTTTCGGATGCTCTGGAAGAAGTCGAGGACAAGCTGACATTCCTGGCATCGGAAGACAGCCTGCAACAATCTATCACTGATGATGAATTTATCGCCAAGGCAAGCAACTTCATACTCTCCCAGAAACTCACTGACCGAAACTACGTCAGCTTTCAGTCGCTGAGTGCTACCGTCTCTCCGGAGGTCCTTGATTCTTTTCTCAGCAGCATTATAGACAACATCGTTTTCAAGGACGGAGCTATTCACTCTATCACATTCCGCAACGGATTATCTCACACATTCATTTACAAAGAAAAGCCAGAGGTTTAA